TTAAGTTTTAGGTATCTTCGGAAATAGCTTAAGATCGAATTTATGAATACTCTCCGGCTTTCTCCAATGTCCTCGTTCAGTCTTTGTGTATACAGCGACCTCCAAAACCGACTTTAGCATTTTATTCTGCTGTGCTGGATCGTCTGATTCCCTGTAAGTATCCAGAACATGTTCAACCTTAGGGATAATATCAATTGTAGCCGCCTGTCTTCGCTTCTCCAGCTCCATTTCCTCCATGGCAGCCCTCATACTATCCTCGGCCCCCTGAATCCTCTGTGAGAGTGCCTGAGAGCGCTCCAGATAGACTTCCACAGTATATATCTTCTGTTCCAAGAGATCGTGCAGGTTATTATTCTGCTCGCGTAGTTCCTGCAGCTTCTTTTCCAGGTCTTTTACTATCATCTCTTTAGCGTGAAGTGTAGATTGATTGCTGGTGTGTACTGAAGGCTTATTTGATTCCCATTGTGCCTTGTAATCTTTTAGCCAGATCCGCAATCCGTCTAGTATTCGTTCCTCAACCAAACTAAAGGACGAACTAATATTCTTACACATCGGCTCATGACACATCAATGAAGGTGGCTGTTCATTAACATACGGACGCCGAACCATCGAACGTCCACAGACACCGCATCGGATAAGCCCAGCAAGTGAGTTAGTTATAACTCCCTTTGGAGCAGGGGGATGGGAACGACCCTGAAGTATTTCTTGAGCTTGATCCCACAGTTCTTTGGTAATTAATGCTTCATGCCGACCTTCTGCAACCGTCCATTGAGAAGGATCGACGCGAGGGCGTGAGCGCTTCACTACGCCATTCTTACGACTCTTTTCTTCGGGTCTACGCAGCGAGGCGATGACTCCATAATAGATAGGATTACGTATGATGCCGTTTATTGTGGACGTGATCCATACACTATTACGCATCGTTGGAATGCCCATATCATTCAATTTGCGTGCGATCAAGCCTGTACCAATATCCTGGTTAACATACATATCAAAAATCATCTGAACGATGGGAGCTTGTACGGGATGAGGCTCTAGAGTCCAGCCCTTTTCTTTTTCAAGCTTGAGCCGTTTGTACCCATAGGGGGCTATGTTCCCGATAAATTTACCTTCTTTTACCGAATCTTTACGCCCTGTCTGCTGCCGGCGATTGATGGTTTTGTACTCACGACGGCTCATGAATAGTCCAAACTCAAAATACTCTTCATCAAACTCGTTGTTTGGATCATATGTTTTCGCGGGCGTAATAATCTTGGTTTCGCTGAATTTAAAGGTCTGGGCAATAATTCCCTGGTCTATGGTGTCTCCACGGGCTAAGCGCTCAATCTCCATAACCAAGATTCCGTCCCACAGCCCTTCCTCAACTTCTCTCAGGAGATTTTGTATGACTGGCCGCTGTGATATCGTCTCTCCAGATACAATCTCTCTATAGACCTCTGTAATACCGATTCCTAGCCGCTTAGCAAGGTCGAAGAGGTTCCGTTCATGTCTGGCAAATGTTTCGCCTTCTCCACGCTTCTCTGCTTCCTCGTCGGCGCGGGATTTGCGGAGGTATATACAGTATCTTCCGTGAAGCTTCGATATCATTTTTGCATAAAGTTCATCTGACATAATCGAATCCTCCAGCTATTTCTCTATGACAACTCATTATAATATATATGCTTGTACAAAAAAGAAAAGCCCCGAAGGGCTATTAATCAGCTATCACACTGAACATAATTTGTGTCTTATCTATAATTGCAAGTCTATATTTGATTCCGTCTCGTACTGTCGATTGTTTGAATTCGTTCAGGTTAATATGTTCCTCAAATAAACGCAAATCCTCCAAAATCTCTTGAGCATCTTCGGTTCCATAGTCTTTATTAGTTGTGAGTATAAGAACATTTATCGCATTCATAAGGTTTATGCCTGAATCATTTGAAGTAGTCAGGTCTGCTTGGCCCAAAATAGCAGCTTCTTGTATGTTTCCGTCATTATTTAAAGTTCCGAGAAGCTGTAAGTAATTATTAAAAGAGTATTTAAAGGTAGTAGCGCTTTTCCCCGCTTCAATTTCTAGTTCAGTAATTTTAAGACTCTTGACATTATGTTCTTCAACAATTGCATTGAAATTACTTGTGAATCCCTCTGTATCTTCACTAAAAATGTTGTTATCTGCATTGGTTGACAGTGCTGTTTGAGTTTCGATTTCTGCTGATGTATTACTATCTTCTGGTGCAGGAGCTGCAATGAGAACAACAACCAAACTCAATAATGCTCCAAGTAGCTTCCAACGCGATTTCTTTTTCTGAAATTTTGAGATTATCCCCCAAATTAAAAACATTACAAATGCTACACAACCTACAACGAATAAAAATTTCATGACGTATAATCTTCCTTCACAGACGCCCCATCGGCTGGGGAATTTGCTGATTTTATGATGACAAGCGTAATCGCTTATTGTAAATATTTGATCAATGCTTATTTGCTAATGCCTTTATACAATGAGTTCAAAAAGGCTGACAACAGGGAGCTGACACGAATGAAACTCATATGTATTAAGATACATGACCGCGACGGGACTGAATCAGATTTTGTCGAAATTTCACTGAATGAAGTGAATTATATATATGCATACCGTCCGATACGGAGCAACGTGACTGTTCCTGCTTATCATACGAAACACGGTTCCTATGTGGGTTTACGCACCCTTAAGGACATTGCTAAGGGCTATGCTAGATTTGGATTTCGCTCATACGACAATTCGACAATTGTAAATGAAAATCTCCTCTCACAGACTATTACGGATAAAACAGGCACAACTTTGTGTTTTGATGATGGATCTGTAGTACGTATTCGTGCAAAACTCTAAATCCCCTAGGACTGTCAAGTACCCTTCATCAGTGATCAAGGGTGCAAAAAATGTGCCAACGTTCGACAGACATCACCTCCTGTGCGTGGTAAAGTTACATTATTCCACAAAATATTAACCGGTTTGGTATAAATGGAATTACTATGTTAAAAGGATAGCTGATTGCTTGGAACACCGACTTCCATAAAAACGGAAGTTTTGACCGGATCGGGAGGCAATACCTCCGCGTCTCAAGGATTGGTTACTCAATAATATGCCAAGTATAGAGTAGTTCATTGTTCTCTAATTTCAAAGCTTTGGCAATCGTTACTGCTGTTCCATAGCCCATTACAGTACGATTATTGGCGTAGTCACTTAGCCTGCTTTCGGGAATACCGGTGATAATATGCACCATACGCTGCGTTATACCGGTTTCTCTATAGAGTTCCTTGAGACGGCAACGATCCGGTTCGATCCGCATCGCGCTGCTCCTTGATCAAAATGTATTACATAATCTGAAATTCGAACGGAAGTGACACCATGAGTCAAGTACCACTAGAAGAGAATGAAGTGACAGATATTTTTGAAGAACTAAACTGGGAAATTCCAAATTCTATTCTTGATTCACTTTATAACGAGCATAAGATAAAATCTCTTTTACGGTTTCTACAGGCAATTTTTTTCCTTCGTGCACCAACATAGATTGTAACTTCTGAATGGCCTCATCATCAGATAATTCTATAATTTCTAAAAATGCTTGAGTGCCAGCACTTAATTGTCTATTGGTGTTTCTAGGGGGTGTGGGTTTGTCCATGCGCCCTAGAAGATAATCGACACTCACCTCGAATCGATCTGCTACTTCATTCGTGAATTTAAATGAAGGCTCTCTTTCATCTCGTTCGTACATTCCAATTGCGCTCTCACTGACCTTGAACATTTTTGCAAGGTCTTTTTGCGTAAGATTATGTTCATTTCTAATCTCACGTAATCGCTGACCAAAAGTAGTCATCTATTATCACCCACCAACATGTTAACACAAAGCGTGTTAAATTATTTATTTTCTGCACAAAACGTGTTGACAACACATTTTGTGTTTGTTAGTATGTAGCCGAGGAACACGAAACGTGTTTTTGGAGGTGGTATAACATGAAAGAATTAATTGCTAAAAGGCTACTTCAGTTGCGCGGTGATGTGAGTAGAGAAGAGACTGCATCAGCTATTGGGATAAGCGTTAGCGCTCTTCAAATGTATGAGAACGCGCAAAGAATACCTAAAGATTCGATCAAAATTCGAATAGCAAATCACTATCAAAGGACTGTGCAGGCAATTTTTTTTGATAGCGAACTGCACGAAACGTGTTGTTCTTCTGATCTGAATGTTTATCAAAAGACTAAAAAGGAGGTCATCTGATGAACATGACCATCAAGCAAGAACTCGAAGAAACGGCAATCTCATTCTTGAAGTGGGCTCGAGACACTCTTGAAAATGAGCCAGCAACTTTCGGAACCCTGAGTTTGGTTCCTCAGGTCACGGAAGCAGCGTGCAACATGATTGATCTCGCTTCAAAGCAGGGAGTCGCTATGGAAAAGACGACTCACCCACTTTGTTGCTCCTGTGAAGAAGAGACTGGCGATCTGGAACTTGAAGATGGAAGCTTCATTTGCTATACATGCGCTCATATTCAAGGTGAGCTTGCTCAAATGCAAGAAGATATTTGAACTAAATGCTTTTCCAAATCTGAATAAAATGAGCAGCCTCTCCCTGCAAGGAAAGAAGCCGATCATCAGTCATATCGTTCGGTGTTGATTCGAAAACTCTGCGTTTCATAACATTCAGCAGTGATATTGAAGCTTGTTGATCATTGTGTGCACGTTCTGAATGTGTCATAAGCGTTAGGGGCGAAGCAGCTTTTCGCTTATCTAGTTTTTCACTACGCTCCTTAAAGTATAGCTTCAGTAAATGAGGTTTCCCGTCTATGAATAGTCCTAATTCTGGAGTGGAGCGAACGAATAAGTCGTTGAAACTCCAATGTGCATCTCCTGGTTGAAACCATTCAATATGTTTGTTTTTTATAAACTTTTTGTATTGCTCAACAGAGTCTGCGTAGTTTACTTTTTTCTTTTCTTTTGAGTTCTCAACTACTTGATCTAAGTAATCTATTGAATAGCTTTTTTCATGAAGGTCTCTTATTGCAAGTCTTAAGTCCCGCCAATAATCAGTTGCAGGGGAATAATCGCCATACTTAATCCTACGAACAGTTGAGACTTTAGCTGGACCAGATTGTCTTGTTGTGAACTCTATAAATTGTGTGAAACTAATCGGTATTTTCTCCAAAGGCATTACTTCCTTCCTGTGAAATATGATATCGACAATCCTATTTTAGCAGAAGCTAGGAGGCCAGACGAGAAAGGAGGCTCAAAATTACAATGGCTGTCCCACAACCCGATCAGCATAAACATAATCCTGGGAGGGATGTGCCGATGTCAAAAATCAAAGAGCTGCCGGAAGGCAATATCGTTGAAACGTATCAGTTTGGTCCTACTACAGTTCACATCTGTGATGACTTCATTGTTCAATCGCCCAGCCAGATCGCAAAGGTTATTCGTGAAATGCACTTGATTGGCTGGGAAATCATCAATTCTAAAGGAGAAGCCACATAGGCTTCCCGTGGAGGACAAGCCCATGCGTTTTTACTGGACAAGGCAATACTCCCGATCCGGATTCATGCATGCAGTTGCGACTCGCATGCATGTTAAGGGAATGACCATCGAAGCTGCGATGGAACTGACATTTCAAAAGCAGGTCTATGCCCGTAATGTACATCTAATCTCCAAACGAGAAATCAATCGCTTGGAAAAAGAAATCAACGGTGTGCTTGTTGAGATAAAGCAATCCCGCCAAGCTGCGGCATCGGCTGCTGGCGGGCGATGAGGGGATCATGAGCTGGGGTAGCTCTGATATGTATGATATTCCTCTGTTACATGCAGTACCATTCCGATTTGGAATATTCCATAGGAAGGGGGTGAGGGAGGTTTGAAGTTTGGGGCAATCATGCAGGCTTGTCGGGAAAGAGCTGGATTAACCCAGGAACAGATGGCGGACAAGCTCCATCGTACGCAAGCCTGCATAAGCAAATATGAAAATGACCATAAAGTGCCTGACATGCCGACCATGCTTCGGTGGGTTGAGGCTACTGGCGCAAAAGATGTGATGGTTGCTTTCCTATACGGAATGGATGGGCTAGCAATCTTACAAAACATGATGATGACAGTGATAGGAGGATGAGTGGGTGGATATCGTACAGCAACGGATTAACGAGCTTGAGCAAATGCGGAAGCGGCTGGGAATGAGTCAAACGGAGAACGGCGCTTGGGATTGGTGGCTGGATAGGGAAGTCTGTGAAATGAAAAACGCTCGGCTGGCGGGCCGAACGCTTGGTTTGAGAACCCGACTAAGGTCTCTTGTGCTGTCAATTGTAGCAGCACGGCCCATTGAAAGCAAGGGTGAACGAGTATGACGCCACAAATGGCTCAGATGATCATCCAGCAATACACTGCCGCAGCCCAAGCACTACGCGCGAGTACAGCATCGATGTCGGCCGTGATCGGTAACGGTCTTCCTGATCCGGATCAGCTCGACAAGATTTGGGCTGAACGCGATGCGATTTATCTTAACTGGTTTAATGCAGCAGCACTAATGCGTGAGCTGCCGCAAGAATACATGGGACAAGCAGTTGCGGCAATCGAGCAAATACCAGCTTTCTAATTACGAGCTGGGGGACAGGCCAGTCGGCCTTGTCTTCGACTCTCGGACATTCCGACGGTCGAAGATGCGGCTGACGCATCAATACATAGGGAAGGAGGACATGCAGTGCAAATCATTAGCAAGCTGACGGTTGTCAGCAATCCGACTAGGGTCTTTGAGGTCGGGACGGAGATTGATGGCCGTGAGGTCATTGAGATCAAACAGGTGGGAGCCGAATACGAAGACCACACGCATTCAGAGTTTCTTATATCTGACGAAAATGGGGAGCTGATTGCAAGTGTCGAAAACGCGCCCGTGATTGTGGATTGGAAGACGATTGTGGTAGACGGACCAGCGCCAGAAGGGAGTGATTAATTTTGGGAGAAGCTGCTGAAATGACTCTGAACGGCCTTCTTTGCCAAGTATGCGGTTCGTACATGGATGACATGGAAGAGCCAGGCTTCCCTCGCACATGCGAGGACTGTGAAAACGAAGAATGACCCGCTGCAACGGGTCACCTCTTCTAAAAAAAACTAAATATTGTCGCCCTCATCTTAGCATGATGGGGGCTTTAGTACAAGGAGGATGCCAATGTCTGATTATGATGAAGCCCTTTGGGAAGAACGTGACGTGGACCCTGAGGTCGAGTACTCAACGGTTGATGATGAACTCGCTGATCGGGGTCTGAGTATACGGGATTTCATATAAGGGGGATGCAGCATGGCAAGTATTGCGGCTAGTACAAAGAACATGGCCAGAGCAGAATGGTTGAAGCTTCGTCGGAAAGGGATTGGAGGTTCCGACGCTTCTGCTGTCGCTGGTATGAATCGTTATAAATCGCCAGTTGGGGTGTTCCTAGACAAGACGGGGCAGATTGAACCGGAGGAAGCGGGCGAAGCGGCCTACTGGGGAAATGTGCTGGAAGATGTGGTGGCTCGGGAATTTACCATCCAGACGGGACTACGAGTTCAACGCAGCAACAAGCTTTACCAACATCCAGAGCACAATTTCATGCTCGGCAACGTTGACCGCCTGATATTAGACAAGGGTGGCCGAGGACTTGGGATTCTCGAATGCAAGACAGCCAGCGCCTATAAGCTGGGCGAGTGGGAGGATGACCAGGTGCCTGATGAATACGCGATCCAGCTCCAGCATTACATGGCTGTCCTGGGCGTCGATTACGGCTACTTCGCCGTTTTGATTGGTGGACAGAAATTCCAATATAAGTTGGTCGAGCGTAATGACCGGATCATAGATTCTCTCATCCAGATTGAGGATGAGTTCTGGAACAAGCATGTTGTACCAGGCATTCCGCCGATGATTGACGGTAGCGACGCTTCATCGGATCTGTTGAACCAGTTGTATCCTAAATCAGCCCCAGCCAGTGAAATCATCTTAGATGACAAGCAGGCCGTGCTTGTCCGTAGATTGATTGCAGCTAAAGAAGATGCTGCTGCAGCTGCCGAACAGGTCAAACAGTTCGAGAACGAGCTGAAGGCCATCATGGGGGAGAACGAGTTGGCCATTCATAACGGAGAGCCGTTGCTGACTTGGAAATCGAATAACACATCACGAATCGATAGCAAACGGCTGAAGAAAGAGCAACCTGCACTGTATGAACAATATCTGAACACCACGTCTTCGAGACGATTCCTGGTGAGATAAGGAGGCCCTATGGCACGAGGACAAGGTAATACATCGCTTGAAACTAAGATGCAACACAAGGCAGCGGGAGCGGATAATGCTCCTGCCGCGAACCCATCGCAAACAATCGCAGCCTACCTGAAAAAGATGGAGTACCAAATTGCTGAGGCAATGCCTAAACACATGAACATTGAGCGACTCAGCCGCATTGCTCTTACGACGATCCGTACCACGCCGAAACTCTTGGAGTGTTCTATTCCTTCGCTCATGGGAGCTGTAATGCAGGCAGCTCAGCTCGGGCTTGAGCCGGGGCTAATCGGCCACTGCTACATCATTCCTTACGGAAAAGAAGCCACCTTCATTATTGGCTACAAGGGCATGATCGACTTGGCCCGCCGCTCCGGCAATATTCAATCTATTGCCGCGCATGAAGTCTATGAAAATGACTTCATAGAACTGACCTACGGGTTGGAAGAGAACCTGCAGCATGTTCCATGGTTCCTTCGCAAGGACGAGAAGCCTACAGAATCGGGCAAAGTGATCGGGGCATACATGGTTGCGAAATTCAATGATGGCGGTCATTTCATCCATTACATGCCGATTAGTGAGATCGAGGCTCACCGCAAGCGATCTAAGGCCGCAAATAATGGACCATGGGTGACTGACTATACCGAGATGTGCAAAAAGACGGTGGTTAGATCCGGTTGGAAATGGCTGCCGATCAGTGTAGAGATTGCTTCCGCTGTGATGCAGGATGAGACAACTCGGAAAGATATTACACCCCCTGACGATTCGTTCATTGACATTACGCAGCCTAAAGGCACTGAAGAACCGCCTTCGTCTGAACAACCAGACGGTGACGGAGGCGAACAAGTCGAGTTCGAATAATGAGCCAAATTAACACGATCACTGGTCAGCCGCTGCTCCGCAGCATGATCAGTGATCGAATATGGCGCTTGAGAGACTCGGATCAAGATGAGTTTAAGCGTGAGGTTCGGGATTACTTTGCACGAGGCTATCCAGGCTGGACGGTCGTCAACGCTAAGTATCCGCATATTTATCTTCGGGATGATCGGGGGCCGAGAGTGTGAGCAAACCAATTCAAATGGACTTATTCGCTCTACCTGAACAGACAGCACCTGCAGGAAAGCCAATCCTAAACGGCATGTACTACGAGCAATCTACAGGCTTATTCGTTTCCTATATGAGAGGCAAGCGGCACTTTGAAGTCACACCAGCTCGCTGTCTAGGGGATAAGACGTGGAAAGAAAAAACGATGAGGGAGAGGGCAATATGACTACAACTACCCAAAAAATAAACCGAGACGTATTCGAGCAGGCGCAGCAGATGCTTGACTCTGCAACTCAACAAGGCCCTGCTGCAATAGACACTCACTTGCGTGCTCTGGCCTTTTCTCTTGGCGCTCAGGCAGCTGTTGTATCTGATCCGATGGTTATGCCTGATGTCATCAATGATCTGATCACAGAGTTTAGCAGAGGTATCCAGACGGTGATGCAGGAAGCATACGGGGTTCGGCCACAAATGGATGTGGAAGTCCACGCAGTGACCGCGAAAAAGCACTAACGAGGAAATAAGCACAAATCCTTCAAGTCCTTGGGAGGGGCGGCGAATGGCAAATCCACAACCAGAGAATGGCTTTGTGAAGCTGGCGAACGAGATATGGAACGAGATCATTCGCCGCGACTTCTCGAAGCGGCAAAAAGACATCATTCTCTTCATCTGGCGACTATCATATGGATGCCAGAAGAAAACAGCACTTATACCAAAGCTCAAGGATTTTGAGCTCTGTGGCATAGGTCAGCAGAACATTCGAAAAGAGCTGGACTATCTCACCTGCAGCAAAGTCATTTCATGGGAGAAAGAAACCAACATTTTCTCTGTGAATAAGGACTATGAGCAATGGCAAATCAGTCCCGTCAGAGGATGGGATGAAGACAAATTCAGAGAGCTCATCAGTAAAAATCTAGAGAAGAAAGCTTCTCAAAACAAGAAGAAAAGCACTTCTCAAAATAAGAAGTTTGAAGGTGCCAAAAGAACTGTGAAAATCACCTTCACTTCTCAAAACAAGAAGCGACTACTTCTTAAAACGAGAAGTCGCTACTTCTTAAAACAAGAAGCCCGAGCCCCTTCAAACCCTTGGTGCTGTAGGGTGAAACGGCCCTCTAAAGACATTATTAAAGACAATATTAAAGACAGTAGTAGTTCTTTAGATACTGTATCTGAATTAGGTACAAAGAAAAATGGCATCGGCAGCAACCAAGAATTTTCCTTCGGATACCTCTATCGAGCGTATGAGCAGAATTTCACCGAAGGAGGCAAAGTCACCCCTTTTGAAACCGAGGAATTTGGAATCCTATTCGACGACTTTGGTGGGGAGTGGATGCTGAGGGCTATGCGCGAAGCATCACGGCACAAAGTGCTCACCTTGGCTTATATTCACGGCATTTTGAAGGGTTATCGCAAACGTGGCGGACCAGAGGTAGTAACAGAGGCTGGGGGACAAGGTGGACAAACACCTGTCACCGTTTTAGAAAATGATCCGATCATGGAGCGGATACGAAAGGCAGATGAACAGCGACTTGCTCAACACGGAGCTACTTGAAATCGAAATCTTAGGGGCATTTTTCCTTGATCCGTCCCTTGTGTCAGAGATCGCGGTCACCATCCCGCCTGCTGTGTTCACTCAGCCATGGCATCGGAATCTTTTGAAGATGATCCAGGAGCTTCACAGGCAAGGAAAGGAACTATCCTTCACCACAGTAGCGACGGTGTTCGAAAAGCATCTTGATCGGGTTGGTGGATTTGATTACCTGACAAAAATCACCCAAGCGGCCATATCTGCAGCGAAAATTGAGCAGAATGTCCGTCAGCTCATTGAATCGGATGCTCGACGCAAGGCTATGGATCTTGTCGAAGAGTATAAAGAAAAGTTTGCAGACTTGTCAGCAGGAAGCTTCGAAGGGATATTGGACGCATTTGAGCAGCAAGCATTGGATATAAGGCCAAAGGCGTTGCAACAGGATACCCGGATGGATGACATCATTGGCTGGTATGAGGATCTGGTACTCAAGGTGAAGGACCCTAATCGAGCCATTGGAATTATGACGGGCTGGAATGCATTGGACAGGCTCACCCTTGGATTCCAAAGGACAAATCTGATCATCGTGGGAGCTCGGACAAGTATCGGGAAATCGGCATTCGCCAATGAGATTGAGCTACGAGCAACCAACCGAGGATTCAAGGTAGCAAGCTTTAGCCTAGAGATGTCCAAGGAGCAGAAATATAACAGGGCCATATCCAATCTATCGGGTGTGACCTTACAAGCTATACGCGCAGGACAATTGGCGGAAAGTGATCTGGAGTCCATTTCGACTCATATGGACTTGGTACGGAAGATTTACATCGATGATGCCCGAGGAGTGACGGCAGATTACATCTGTTCCGAGATGCGCCGGCTGAAGCGACAAGAAGGGTTGGATTTGGTCGTAGTGGACTACCTGCAGGAAGTGCTTGAAGAAGCAGCTGCAAATGACAACAGCGGATCGGCACTTCATCGCGTGTGCCAGAAACTTCGCAAAGCCGCTAAAGATTGCGATTGCGTGCTCATCGGTCTGTCCCAGGTCAAGCAGGATGTTGACACGAGGCAGAATAAACGTCCGTTCATTTCGGACTTGTCCGGCAGCGCTGCACTAGCTGCTGTGGCGGACGACATCATCTTGCTATACAGAGACGAGTATTACAACGCCGACACCCCGGACCCCGGAATCATGGAAGTTAACCTAGCGAAGCAACGGAATGGTCCTACGGGGATGGTGAAGCTCAAATTTGATAAGGGAACACAACGAATTGCATAGGGGAGGAACGGACATGAAGCAAGGAAGGAAGCTGACAAAAAAGCAAAAAATCGAATTGCGGAAGGCTAGACCAGGCGTGACTTTGGACAATTGGCTTTCCGAACGTGAGACCCCAGAGGGGATCGTATTGCTTAACAAGCACTCGAAAAAGCTGTGGTTGCTGAATAAGGAATTTGGGACATTGCAGCCTTACAAGGTGCGTGCCTGATGCCGCCGTCATGTTGGACGCGGTGGTCCGTTTATGAGTACATGAAGCACCGTTTCGTCCGGACGGGACAGGTACCAGATCAAAACGAACTGCAAGAGGAGTTCGCGGGAATTGACCAAACTGAGCTCCGTGAGGGGATAGTTGAGTTTGATTCAATTGCTGGAGGATGGCCGGGATTGGAGGTGCGACATGAAGCCACGAAAGTTGATTGACCCGTACCACCAAACGGATATGAGTTATGCCGTGCGTGGTGAAGACGGAAGCAAGCTTGGAGAGGTGTTCGTCATCAGGTCAAGTATGTTGCCACCGAGACAACGACGAAGGGCTGAAAGGAAGTGCGGAAAACGGTGAAGATCATGGGAATTGACCACGGCACCAATTACGCAGGATGGGCCACGATGTTGCAAGGAAAGCCATTGGATTTTGGATTGCGCGACTTCTCAGCGCTCCAAATGCCTTACGTTCTGGATGCAATCTATCAGGACACGCTCCAATTGATCAAGCGAGAGGACCCTGAACTGATTGTGCTGGAGAGGCCGGTGCATTTCAAAAATGCGAATAGTGTTCTAGCCCTCGTTGGGGCATATACCTCTGTATCGCTTGCCGCTTTGCATTTAGGCAAAGAAATCATAGGTATTCGGCCATCGGAACTCAAGATGCAGACGGGCAAGGGGAACGCCGACAAGGAAACGGTGGCTTTGGAAATGCAGATGCTTTTTGACCTTGAGTTCGACGAGATTGCTATACCTGTCTTTTATACACGAGACGACCCGAAGAAAAAGTACAAGAAGGGTGACGTGAAGCAACGGCTCTATGATCCTTCCGACGCTCTGGCCTTGTGCTGGGCATATCATCAAAAACATATCAAAGGAGTTGCATAGACATGAGTTATATCCAAAGTGAAGGTACGCTGCTGGGTGCTAATTTGAAAAAAGGTGGAAAGATGATCATTCAAATCGAAGTGACGCAGGATCTCGACAGCCGGGAGGATTATTATCACCTTCGGAAGATGATTGAAAAAAGCATCAAATTTTCTCTTAGCAGCCAGGTTGTGAACTACAACGTTGAGATCAATACACGTACCGATAAACCGATTCGAAATTATAAGGTGGATGAGAGGGGCGTTGTATCAGAGGTCAAACCTGAGGGGGAACAAGTGTCCATGGATAAGGAACTTGGCCTTCCTCCTGAGAAAGTCGAGATTAAGAACGAAGCAGCAGTGATTGATCTTGCTGTCATAGAAGACTTCATCCTAAGCGGCTTAGCACCATCTTATGACGACCTGCCTTACGATTTCTTGGATTTCTCATTACGTTTGTCTGAAGGCGATACTTACATGAAAATCGCTTTGGACGAAGGTTTGTCCAGCGGAAGGCTTGTGGAGGTCGTTGACGAGTACCGCAGACGTGTTGCTCCACTGGCAGCCAAATGGGATGAATGGAGACAAGGTAAAGTCAAACCGACCCAGGAGGACAAGGTTGAAACAGATGAACAACCCGAGCAGAAGACTGAAGAGCAACAGACCGAGGGTCAGGCCGGGCAGCAGGATCAGCAAGAAGGAACAGACACTTCTTCTGAAACGGACGAAGGTTCCGGGGACCAAGCTCCTGAAATCGACAAGGAGGAGCTGGAAAAATTCATTCTGGAGAAGCGACCTATCTTCGATGACATTAAATTAGCAGATCAACCAGTCGATTTCCCAGCTCTACTGCAGAAGCGACATGAAGGCAAGACATGGATGGATATATCCAAAGAGCTCAATATCCCAAGCAGCCAGATTAGCTCCAAATACGGCGTGTATAAAAAGCGCGTTGCTAAGATGATGAAGGACAACGGAGCTGCTTAAGACCTCCTCAATATAGCAATATCCCCCGGCAACTCGGCCGGGGTGATCAACTACATGCATTAGGCAGAACGTATGATCTTAAATTGACGCGAGAGGACGATGATCATGGGCAAGAATCTGAAGGATAAGATCACATTGGAGTTGGAGGAACTGCTGCCGCGTCTGCAGCGCATTAGCACGATGATTGCGGCGGCTGAAGACGAATGGAACGTTCATTACAATCGTCAAGAGCCAGAGGATCAGTATCTCCGCAATATGTTCTATCGGGCTGGTGACAAGTTGGGTGACGCGGCGAAGCTCCTTGAACAGACATTTGCGGAAGTGAGGGATACGGGCTTTCTCCACAAGCAGGCGAATGGCCGTTATGAGCTCAATGGAACCGAGATTTTCTGCAGCTCGGCAATCGAGTTCCTGCATGTTGATGATGATCTGCGATCATGGGTAGCGACCCGAATTGAGCACTCTGACGAAGACTATCGCTTAGTCGGTTATCGTGACATCCCTTTGGAGGGGATGCACGTCCGGATCAAGCGGGTCCAGTCAGGAGGGACTAACCGTGACTGAAGAAGAACGCCGCCGCGCTTTCCAGAAAGTGAAAGGAATGTCGAATGAGAAGTTCTGGAACTGGATGAACTACATCCACTCCAGGGCGTATGCCAAAGCTGAACAACACTTTGAAGAAGCGATGGGTATTGAGCTTCAGCCGAAGCAGGCTGCTCGTGTGAAAGCTAAAGCGATACAAATTCGTGAGACGTGGGACGGGATGGCCACGATCACAATGGATGAAACGGAAGTATCAGAACATAAATCAGTGGGGGTATGAGCATGCGGAACACTTTAGGAGATCTGAACAATCACTTGTTTGCTCAACTGGAGCGGTTGAGCGATGAAGAGCTGCAGGGAGACAAACTAGTTGAAGAAATTACTCGGGCCAAAGCCGTGACGGGTGTCGCTTCACAAATTATTGCTAACGGTTCTCTGGTTCTGGAAGCCGCTAGGTTGGCAGATGACAAACTTAATGCTGATGCAGTGGTTCCGAAGATGTTGGAGGGCTGATGTATGGTTCATCACTTTACACCAGAGCAGCGGGATTTTATTAAGAACAACGCACCAGGCAGAGGAACTGGAGAACTGACGGAGTTATTCAATGCTCACTTTGGCTTGAATTTGCCAATTGGAAAAATCAAGAGTTTCAAAGGTAATCACAAGATCAGTAGCGGACTGACGGGCAGATTTGAGAAAGGGCATGTTCCGGCGAACAAAGGCAAGAAGGGCATTAGTCAAGGCGGGGTTGAGACACAGTTCAGAAAGGGGCATAAACCACACAATTATGTCCCGGTCGGGTCGGAGAGGGTAAACGGTTATGACTACGTTGACATCAAAATTGCAGATCCGAACAAGTGGCGCGGAAAGCATCTTATCGTTTGGGAGCAGCACAATGGCTGCTCCGTCCCCAAGGGGCATGCGGTGATATTCGGTGACGGGAACCGGCGCAACTTTGATCCGGACAACTTGATATTGGTAAGCCGTGGACAACTGGCCATTATGAACAGAAGAGGCCTTATTCAAAACGATGCTGAGCTTACCAAGACAGGCGTCATCATGGCCAGCATCATAAGCAAAATTGGGGAACGGAGGCGCGGGAAGAAATGAGAACATCCGACAAATCACCTGAGTTTTTACATTGGAAGCAAATCGCAAAAACCAATGAAGTTACGATGGCTGCGTTTAATTACCGTGTGAAGAAAGGATGGGATTACGAACGAGCTGCGACCGAGCCTGTACGACAACGAGCCGAACCCCAGATTGAATTGATCATTGAAAAAGATGTCACCAAGCCAAAGCTCCGTTTGATCCCCAAGGAGTTGTATAAGGTGGCTGCGTCTAATGGCATCGACAGAGAGACGGTCTTGGAGAGAGTCTTTCAGCTTCATTGGGAGCCGGAGAAAGCTGTCACAGAGCCAGTCGAAACGGCGGTGATAAACATATGAGCCGGTGATAGGACAAATAGCTGATCAGATAATCCTGACCAGCTATCAAAAATCTTTCAATAAGGCTCGTAACAATACTTAGTGGAGCCACCGCCTCCACACGCTTGAGGTACGACACCAGCAGCAGAAGCAAGTGAAGCCATGGAAAGAGATAACACAGCAATTAACCCGAGTGTAGCCAGTTTCTTTTTCATCCTAATCACCTCCTAGATATTTGCAGAGATTGTATCATATTTTGGGGTTTAGAGGAAATTGATGGAAATGTGTCAGAAGCATCATTCAAGAAAGGACGGAAGGATGAATGAAAATTAGAGGAGCAGTATAAAATGCTCCTCAGCTTATTAAGGGAATCGTTTTACCATTTTAAGTACATCTGACAAAATATTAAGTCTCGCAGCTTCGTATAATATTAATTCCTCTAGTACGAAGCGAGCCATCAGTGTGATAATTATCAGAAGAATGGCAAGAGGTACCACGATTATAAGGGGGATCCAACTTTCTGAAAATCTATCTGCTAGTCCATAACTAAAACCGACGTATTCTCCCCACAGAGGAAATAAGATCAAGACGATAAGGCTTATTGGTATCCAACGTTTTGAACGTTGCTCATCAGCTTTTGATGAAAAATAATCGATATATTCATCAATTTCTGCTTTTTCAATTAAGGAGTTTCTTGTAATCTCTTCATATAATTTGTCGGCCCTAATGAGATTGATTACCTCGCGATTAAAAGTTAAGTATCTATTTTTTAGAAGTACAGCATAGTCCCTATGCTCATTTAAAATAAAGTATCGAGACTGCCTTACTGACTTAATTAACAAAAAAACACCAACTGAGACAGTCACTAATGCCAAGATAGCAAATAGCATTGAGTTTGAATAGATAAGCATTAATATGTCAAACACACCGGCAGCTAGAATGCATGAATAACTTGCAATTAAATAAATTTTCGATGCTCTGTTCATTAGTAGAGTATAAATAGAAAGTTTTGTTTTGTAATAATTATTTAATTTATTGATTTTACTAATAAAGGCTATTGAGTGTTTTGTCATATAAACCTCCTTTTTTACTTAATATCGGTATCTATGAGGATAAATTTAAAAATAAAAAGCCCCCGCGAGCCTGGCAGCCTAGGCGGGGGATGGTTATTGGTAACTCTTTTCTCTTGACATTATAGCATAAAGGGGAATGAGGGGAATGGCGATGGCATGGGGACAAGGGGAACTCTTCGCTAAAGCAAATGAACAGGAGATCCAGCGTACGAAATTCCTGCTTGAAAAATATACAGAAATGCTCGCTCTGATGAGGGACTTTGAAGAATACGATCAGGAAATGCAACAGGTGGGCATCGATGGTGAAACAGCTCGCCGCATTGATCAAACAGATCTGCATGCGGACAAGACGGCAAACGCCACGATTCTTATTGAAAAACAACGTTGGGTGTACAAGAGGTATGGTTTTTACACACGCCAGCTTGAACGGGCGCATGGATTGATTAGGGATAGGGAAGCACGTCACGCGGTGGAGTACAGATACATTCAAGGTTTTTCATACAAAGAAACGGTTTTGTTCTTTCGCCATAGTCTGAGTGATAGCACGATTCGGCGCAAGCTTTTAGAAGGCGTTGAAAGCATGGCTAATACTCTAAAACTGATGGGTTTTTTTGAACAGGATGATACGGAATTTTGAGAACCAAAGCAGTAAATAGCGGCCAAACAAGATGTTCAACTTGTCTTAGTTGGCCGCGTTTTTTTATTAGGCTACCTTTTCCTGTTGTTCTGAACCACACTGTTGTCTACCGGAATAGTACCATCTTGAATCATCTTGTTGATATGGATTACAATCTCTTCCCATTTATCAATAATTGCAGATATTGGGTTAAACAGTAATGTGTTATTGGTTTCGATCAATTGTTGTTTTTTGATGTCAGCTTCTCTTTGGCTTCTTGATCTAGCTCGGCTTTTTCTGTGAGCTGTTTTGCAACCATCTTTACTTCCATCTAATGTGTAGCAGCAAGTCCACATTCCATTCCATTGATCATACTCGCATTCAACGGGACCAACTCGATTCTCATTATATTCTGTTGCCTCTCGGAGATATTCTCTGGCGATTGGTGCATATCTTTCAGCAATATCCTTTACAAGAATTATTTGTGTACGATCTTCTCCACTCCAAATAACATAAGCTGACATGATGTATTGCACACCCATTATCCACGCTAGTAAAGCACCCGGCCCAATTCTCTTAAGTCCTGTTATTGCATTAATATTACTAGTGACAATATCCTGTAGTAAGTATTCTTGCTTTGTTTTTTCATAAAGAAAAAACTTATCAACAGATGCTGCTACAAGTGCCTCGTAATCTCTTTGGCGTCCTTCCTCAATTTCTTGATGTAGCATATCTGCAATTAATTTCAATGTTTTTAGGCTTATGTCTTCGGAATCAGTATTCATCATGTCTTCCAATAGCTTGTTTACGGCAAAAGCAACTATAGTTTCAGCAATAACATATGCAATAGCAACTCCAGGAACTACATTCATTACCGCAACATTATTTTCGTTAATAATCTTCACGGATTGCACCTCGATTTGTTTTATTTTTCAAATTATTCTCGAATAAGGTGAAAAGTATTCGCAGAATTTTATCATACAAGGGAAGTGGGTGAAAGATGAGATAGAACCACGAGGTTTTGATCATAAAGCGGGCATAACTTGACCGTAATCGGAACCTAATTTGACCAGCAACTGACCTGTTTTCCGTGATATATTGGTATCGTGGAAATCGAGCGAGAATGAAACGCACAGCCGCAAAGATACGGCACATGACTGGGGCGTTCCTCTTCTCGCCTTTTTCTATTGATCTTCTCCTGTTCTACGTTATTATTGAGTGAAAAGGAGATGGTTATATGGAAGTGTGGAGCTGGAGTATAAATATGTTAGGTATCATTGTTTCTGCCATCGGTTCATGGTGTGCATATGTTGGAGCATCAAAGGACACAATGGGATTTGAATATAGAATGCCAACTATGTATACAAGAGAAGAAACAGAGGAGATGTATAAAAAATATAAGAAGCGTAAGAAATGCTCATCAATAGGTTTTTTACTTCTAATCATCGGTTTTTTTATCTTAGCAACAGCTCAATTGTTCGCTTTACCTTTTAATTGAATTAATGAGCATATCGAAGGATATTTGAGAACGCAGCAGCAAACATATTTCAGAGGAATTAATGTTATCTTGACTTGAATTTTATGCGCCCAGTAAAATGGTCTTGTTCTTCCTCTCTTGTTACTAAGTACAATGCCCTTAGTAAAGAGCGCAGCGATTTTACTGCGGACGTTACGGACGCAATTCTTTCAAAATCGTTATAGTAGCAGCAGATAGCGGTATGTTTTATGCCAGAAATGTAATTCTATTAGCCAAAATCGTACATATATCAGCCAAAGTCGTTCCTTCATGGATCGGCTTTTTATTTTTTCTAGGAGAGTGATTGTGTATGGGACAACCATTATTAGAGAAATACGAGTGCATTAATAAAGAGTGCGGCGGTTCATTCCTCACCAACATCAATAAATCGAAAGGCACGGATTTGATATGCCCGTTCTGCAACTCAGATGCTGAAGCTGTGGCAAATGAAAATCCAGAAGCTGAACGCGGAATGGTTTACGGGTGTTTATATCCATGGTGAAGCGAATTATTAATTGGTTCGTCCGACTAACAGCTCCGCGATCATCCCCAGTCAGGAACAGGAGTGAACGTCGTCATGGCAAGAAAACGTAATAAGCTGCTGGTGCCGCGTTCACAGCCTAAACAGCCAAAGAAGTGTATCGGATGTGTCTGGGGACGTTGGGAAGGAAGGCAGTTTTGTCTTAAACCCCTTATATGCGTGAAAGAGGAAAAACCTTCATGATGTCGAATTGTGATGTCGAAGGGAGGTGGAGGTCTTGGCGAAAGGTTTTGATGAAATCGCTGGCGAAATTGTAGAAAAATTAATTTTGGCTAGAGGAACAGCTATTGCATCCTCATCTGGCAATACCACTCACGTTAATACACTTTTCGAAAAGTATCTGAGTGATGAGGCAATTGCCAAATCTTACAAAGATATTTACAAAGCGATCTTGGAAGCTACACGAAACGCATAAGATTCAATAGCACCCATAGTGGTGCTTTTTCTTTTGCTCATAATATGACGAAATACGAGCCATTCCGAGCCGTCTTCTCGATTAGTGTCCGATTACAGGAATGAGCTTAGAAGATGGCTGAGAGCAGCAACTGAGTGAGCGTACACGCCTATCTTAGCCATGCTCACAGGTGAAACCAACTCAACTCAATTTTGTCGGAAGGAATCCCGAATTCAAATACCGAATATTGGTGCAAGGAGGCGGTTCTGTGAGCAAAGAAAAATTGTATTACGCAGGCATCAAAACAGGAATATCAAGTGTGGGGAAAATACCAGGTATTGGTCCGGCAATCGAGTATTTACTAGAAGATTATTTTAGCAGACAGTTATCTAAGTTGGAGGAAACGAGAGTTGGTGAAGCGGCTCGATATTGCATTACTAAAATTGAGGGGAAAGTGGCCGCTGGAGCGAGCTTAAGAAAGGATGACCGCTTTTTTGCGTTTAATGAGAATTATCGTTCTCCTGCAACAGAAATTTTTGAAGGTATTCTCACAAAATGCAAAAATGAACACGAACAAAAGAAATCAAAATACATCTGCAATATTTTTGTGAACGTAGCTTTTGGGACTATGAGCGCAGAGCAAGTGCATTACATTTTAAAGCTAGCAGGGACTATGACTTACAGGCAGCTTTGTTTGCTAAAGCTAATTTGTGAGAATAAGAGAAATAAATACAATCTAAGAGAACATGAGGTCAACGATATTCATAATGCTGAAACATACTCATTGTTGCATGAGATCTATGATCTAACTCAAATTAGGCTTGTCGACAAGTTGATGATTGAAGAAGAAACGGGGCTGACTTGGGAAGACGACAACCAAAACAAGCAAACTGCATACAACGTTGTATTTTCTTTAGAAGAGCTCATACCAGGGAGAGTGGTACCGATTTCTTTAGGCAAGACAATGTATGAGTTACTGGGACTTGAAGAAATTCAACAGTATGAATTAGAGGACATCATAACAAAATTGAAATTTTGAAGTGGTCAAGACAAGCTGCAGAATGCTTGTCTTTTTTTCTGTAAAACTGAGAGGGAGAAAGCAATGAACATTCGAATCGTGTCTATAGATCAGATTAATGCAGCAGCCTACAATCCGCGTATCGACTTACAGCCGGAGGATTTGGAATATCAGAAGCTGAAGCGCAGCATAGAGCAGTTTGGCTACATTGATCCCATAGTGTGGAATGAGCGCACTGGGAACATGGTTGGCGGTCATCAGCGCTATAAGATCATGGCCAACGAGCAGGGATGCACCGAACTGGCCGTATCGGTCGTTAACCTGGACGATCAGCAGGAACGGCTTCTCAACATCGCCCTTAACAAAGTGTCGGGCCGCTGGAATGACGAAGCGCTGGCGCAGTTGCTCGCTGAGTTGCAGGATGACGGTGCGGATCTGGAATTGTCCGGCTTTGACCAGGAAGAGATTGACGACCTGGTGGCGGACTTTGCTGGCGTGCCTGATACCGAAATAGATATGCCTGTAATCGAGGACGACTTCGACGTGCAAGGTGCGCTTGACGAGATACGGGAACCCGAAACACTTCCCGGTGATATATGGCAGCTCGGGCCGCATCGATTGATGTGTGGTGATTCGACCAGTGAAGAGGATGTCGGTCGTCTAATGGGTGTGCTCAAGGCTGCCCTGGTTGTCACGGACCCACCGTACAATGTAGCGGTAGAGAGTGATTCAGCCCGTTTGGCAGCCGATGGCCGCAGCAGCATACAGAACGACGACATGCCCGTAGAGGAGTTTGCGGGCTTTTTGCATGCTGTTTTTGAGCGCTATGCTAGTTTGATGGACCCAGCAGCCGCCATCTATGTATTTCACCCGTCGTCTTTTCAACGGGAATTTGAGGATGCTATGAATGCTGCAGGTATTGTTGTTCGGAGCCAGTGCGTGTGGGTGAAGAATGCGGCGTCCTTCGGCTGGTCGCAGTATCGCTGGCAACACGAGCCGGTCTTTTATGCCCATGTTAAGAAGAAGGCTCCTGCCTGGTATGGAGATCGCAGGCAAAGCACAGTTTGGCGAGCTGGTCTACCCGTTGAAGATGCTGAACCATCAACGGTTTGGGAAGTATCCCGCGGCGATGTAGGAAAGTATGTTCATCCTACGCAGAAGCCGCTGGAGCTGCTGGCCATCCCGATCCGGAACAGTAGCCGACCAGGAAACATTGTGGTGGATCTCTTCGGTGGCAGCGGGTCCACGTTGATGACTTGCGACCAATTGGGACGTACCTGCAGGACAATGGAGATCGATCCGAAGTTCTGCGATGTCATCAAACGGAGGTACCAGGAGGCGACAGACATCGAGCCAGTGCTAATTCATCGCGCTGTTCCCACGACATAATAAAAAGGGAGACGCTGTAACGTCCCCCTGATCACCCAGGGTATCCCCCGGCTGAGATAGCGGCCCGCCGCGCGCGGCACTTTGCAGTCATCCGATATTTCGCATCCAATAATACATGGAAGCCGAGGGGAACATCAATGAGAACACACGACGACAAGGACGCCCTGCTATTGCAACATGAGCTGGAGGTCATTGAGGGAATACAGGAAAGCAAGGAGCAATACCGCAAGATCGTTAAGGCTGGTATTGCTCAGTGGGTGAAGGACCTGCAGGCCGGGAACATACGAATGCAGACGGTGGCCGACTTGGAGCGGCTCATTGAATTGGATATTAAGCTTCAAAGGGACGAGCTAATATAACCCAATCAATTGAATGTGATTAATACAAAAAATAACATTTTATTTAATAAGTATTGAAAATAATGGAATGTTATGGTAATATAATATGGTAATAATAATATAAGGAGGAATGATTTATGAATAAAAAACTATTAATAACATCTGCTTTATCTCTGAGTTTATTAGGGGCAGTTGCTGTACCCAGTGCGATTTTTGCGAATTCGGATGTAACTAGCTTTGAGAGCACCTCCGTTACAGCTCCTCATGATACAGTAATTACACCACAGGTAATTGGCAATTCATTTAGTGGTAAAGTAAGTGGGGGAGCAACAGTTCAAAGTGCTTTTGAAGTCCCAAAAGGGTATGGTCATGTTAAACTTAGCTTAAAGAATAATTCAAGCAATCCGGTAAAGGTTAGTTTAACGCATAACGATTCAGGTAAAGAATATATCTCTGGAGCGTCAATATCAGCAAAGGGCACGCTTGTGTGGAAGAGCCCTGATAAAGGAATCGCAGATGGTCTGCGTTCAGGGAGCTATACACTTCAATGGCGTGGTGGGGATTATAATGTAAATGCGGAATACAGTGGGGTTTGCGGTTCGAAAACTAGTGACCTCTAATAATTAAGCAAGGAGAAAAGCTCTAGGCCTTTATTGGTCTAGAGCTTTTTGTATCCATATAATCAAAAAAACGGAGTATTAGTTGGGGGTGGGTGATATGTAATGGCTAGAGAGCGAAGTCCCGAGCGGGACAAGGCAAAACTGATGTGGTTGGAGAGCGGCGGGGCAATAAAGCTAAAAGACATCGCCGCCGCTCTTTCTGTTGGTGAAACTCAGGTCCGTAAATGGAAGTCACAGGACAAGTGGGCCGATGATCTGAATAGTAACGTTACCAATGAATCCAATAGTAACGTTACCAAACGTGGAGCGCCCAAAGGGAACAAAAATGCAGTCGGTAACCGTGGCGGTGCTCCACCAGGAAACAAGAATGCCAAAGGAAACAGCGGCGGCCCAGGTGGACCATTCCGCAACACCAAGGCTGTAAAGACTGGTGAGTATCAAACGCTTTGGATGGATGCTTTGACCGAAGATGAGCAGGGACAGCTTGAGAGAGTAGAGCTTGACCCAATCGCCGCCACTGATGATTTAATCATCCTGTACTCATGGCGGGAAAAGGAAATCATGCTAAAAATCCAAGCCTTGAAGAACGGATTGACTGAAGCAGAGCGTCGAGTACTTTATGAACTCAAGGCAATCAAAGAAGCCATGACGATTCATGATGAAAAGACTGGTGTGACCAAAACGGTGCCTATCACTCGTTCGGAGTTGGTGGAATCGCAAGTTGAGGAAAAGACGTTCCGCGTGATTGATGACATCATCAAGCTAGAAGAATCATTGACGCGTGTATCTGATAAGAAGCTGAGGGCTGTTGAACTGAAGGCGCGCCTGCTGGATGAAGAGAAGCGCGTCCGGATCGAGATGCTGAAGCACGAGCTAATGATTAAGCGCGGTGGCTCTGAACCTGACGAGATTGAGGATGACGGCTTTATCGAAGCGTTAAGGGGACGGGCTGCGGAGGTGTGGGCTAAAGATGGCGACACTGAAGCTTAAACCCTCACCCTTTAAATGGAAGCCTTTCTCCGTTAAACAGGTGCAGGTTCTGACATGGTGGATGCCCGAAAGCCCTCATCATGATATGGATGCGATCATCTGTGACGGATCTGTTCGTGCTGGCAAGACGGTGGCCATGTCATTCAGTTACATCGTCTGGGCAACTGAGACGTTCCGCAGTGAACAATTCGGTATGGCAGGCAAGACGATCGGGGCGTTGCGTCGTAACGTCGTTGGGCCACTCAAGCGAATGCTGGCCAGTCGCGGGTACCAGGTTCATGACAATAAGACCGATAACGTCCTGACGATATCCCGGGGACTGGTAAGTAACCAATTCTTCCTCTTTGGCGGTAAGGACGAACGATCCCAAGAACTGATTCAAGGTATCACCTTGGCAGGGATGTTCTTTGACGAGGTTGCGCTGATGCCTCAATCTTTTGTAGGTCAAGCAACCCTTCGTTGTTCTGTCGATGGGTCAAAGATGTGGTTTAACTGCAACCCATCAGGCCCCTATCATTGGTTCAAACTTGAATGGTTGGATGATCTAGCAGGGAAGCGTGCCTTGCATCTCCACTTTACAATGGATGATAACCTTTCGCTGTCGGATCGGGTTCGTGAACGTTACCAGAATAGGTACACTGGGATTTTCTACGATAGGTTCATTCTTGGCCTTTGGGTCATGGCAGAGGGTGTGATCTTCTCAAAATTTAATGACAAGATCCACAAGAAACCACGAAGCGCATTACCGACTGAGTTTGATCGCAAATTCGTGTGCATCGACTATGGAGCCAATAACCCTACGACATTCTTAAAATACGGAGTCCAGGGCAACGTCTATTATGAACTGGACGAGTATTACCATGACATCAAGAAAAAGGGCGAGAGGACGAACAGCGAGTATGCAGACGATCTACAGGCCTTTGTTGATGGTGACGAATATGCCATCTTCATTGACCCGAGTGCCAAGGCTTTCATCATTGAGCTGAAGCGCCGAGGGATAAATCATATTAAGGCTGCTGTCAATGACGTGCTGGACGGCATACAAACCGTATCCAATCGATTCCAGAATAACGAACTATATATCTGCGCTGACAACACCAACTCGCTTAAAGAGCTGGTGTCTTATGTGTGGGATGACAAAGCAGCACAACGCGGCGAGGATAAACCTGTGAAGCAGAATGACCATACTTGTGACGCGCGTCGTTATGGTATCCATACGGATTACCTGATGCAACAATCTAAAGCTCGTAAGGCAGAAAGGAGACAACAATATGATGGCGAAGTGGGGTGGATCTGATGAGTGAAGGTAATGCAACATGGGTACCGTTTGCGAAGGAAGAAGGAAAGCGCATCCCATCCAGTGCCCAGCTTCCCGATGTATTCGACAGCTTATATGATCATCATGGCTTGTTGCCTTTCGAGCAGGGGAATGACCCTGCTTCATGCAGGCAACTCGTCAAAAATAGCAACATCATCCCTCAATGCATCGAGGCGTACAAGCGTAACATCGCTGGCTATGGCATTTCGCTCGAATACTTGCCTGGTGAGGATGACAGCACGGCCAAAGAGGAATGGGATCGTGCCGAACGTTTTCTTGAGACGTGCAACCTTGAAGATTCACCTAACGAGATTGTAAGCCAGCTCATCGAGGATCTGGAAAGCACGGGAATGGCCAACGTTGAGGTGGCTTGGCCTGCAGGGAGTGAGTTCCCGACGATCTTCCGCATGAACCCGAAACACGTCCGATACACCAGAGAGAGCAAGCAGACAACAATCAAAAGGAACCGTCGAATCACTTCAACCAAGAAGGTTGAGGAATTCTCCCAGGAAATCTATGCGCGTCGATATGCAATGAAACGCGGTACATCCGTAGTGTGGTTTCGGCTATTTGGTACTGAAGGAAAAGAGAATCAAATCATCCCTTTACGCATCGGGAACGATGAGGCTTATGGTGAACCGCGTTGGTTTGGTAATGCTCCTGGTGTTGTCGGTTCCCGTGAAGCCGAGGAACTGAACGTATCCTATTTCAGTAATGGTCGTATGCTCTCCATGATCTTAACGGTGACTAATGGACGTCTCACCAAGCAGTCGATGGAGATGCTTAAAAACGTCAAGGGCTCACAGTCGCAAGGAGGTATTTTGTACCTTGAAGCGATTGGCGAAGAGACCGGCGGTATCATGGACGAGAAAATTGAGAAGGTCGCTATCAAGTTGGACAAGCTGAATGATCTTCTGCAGCAGGACGCTCTTTTCCTCGATTATGGCAAGGAGAAGAAAGCCGACATCCTTTCATCGTTCCGCCTGCCGCCGATCCTTGTTGGCCAGAGCTCAGACTATAACCGTGCCACCGCCCAAGCAGCTCTCCAATTTGCGGAGGAGCAAGTCTTCCAGCCTTATCGTAATTGGATAATGGATGAGATTTTTAACAAGCGTCTTTTCCCTGCAATGGGCATCTTCCGAGTGAAAGCCGTCCTTAGAGGGCCCAATATCATTGATCCAGCAGACAGAAAGGCAATGCTTGATTTTGTCGCAGATCGTGGCATTATGCTCATTCGCGACCTCATCCCTATTGCTGAGGAAGTCCTTGGTACGACGGTTGATGAAAGCAAGTTCACAACTGAGTACCTTGATACGCCGATTGCACAGCTCGCCAGTGGCCAACCGACAATACTCGATCCTGAACCAAACACGGATACCGATGACCTGCAGGAGCGAGTCGTTACAATTGCCAAGCGCTTGTTAAAGCAGGGCGGCAAGGAGTTGGGGGCTCATGTGTGAGTCTTGCTGGACGTTGATCGCTAAAGCTGATGACGATGAGTTTCTTGATAGCCTGGAACTCACCTACGCCGAACGAGCTGTGCTTGAAGAACTGTATAAGCAAGGCGAAGACAAGATCACAGAGATACTGGAGCTTCAGGGGCGGGAGTTACGAGATGCTATTCGGGATCTGAGCGAAGATGTGCTCGTCGATATCGGTGAGTTGGGGAAAGTGTTGGTAGCTTTGACCACGACCGAAGTGTTTTCAGAGCTATTCGAGCAGGCGGTGAATGACGCATTCGTGCCGCTGTTTCATTTAGCTGGTGAAACGGAATTAGTCGAGCTGGACAAGGAAAAAGTTTGGAGCACCAGCAACAAGGCTGCTGGTCGATTTGCTCGGAAGCTGAAGGCTCTTGTGCCAGACATGAATAAGACATCTACAGATATGCTGCTTCACAGTTTTGGCCAAGCTATCGAAGAAGGGGCTACCCCTGCTGAACGCGCATTGCTAGTCCAAGAAATCGCCAGTCAAGCTGCCGAAGGCGAGGAAGGGCCGTTTTCGATGCAACGAGCGCAACGGATATCACGGACAATGAGCACGGCGGCGGCCAACGGCGGTAAGCTGGAGGGATGGAAGCAGTCGGAAGTCGCTAAGGGCAAGAAATGGCGTTCCGCTGCTGGTACACGGACTCGTAAGAGCCACCGCAAGGTCAATGGTCAGGTCGTGGACTTGGACCAGCCCTTCAAAGTGGGCAAAAGCAAGTTGATGTATCCAGGAGATCCGAGCGGCGAGGCGAAAGAAATCGTCAATTGTCGCTGTACCATGCAGCTAGTTTTAAATTAGTTAAGAAACCTATCCCGAGTAACCTCGAATTTCATTTATAATTTGGAGAGACTAGGGAGAGGGGATAGGGGATTGAAAAAATTTGAAACTTCAGGAACAAGAAAAACAGGTGAGTACATTGTTTATGAAATAGTTAATGGTGCTAGGGTTAAAATTGATGAAATACCTGACAACCGTAAAGATGGATTGAAACATGCAAGACAATCAATTGGTGAGTATTTGAGAAAAAAAGGAGTGCCGCTTGATGAGATTGTTCAGCACCAATGCTTTGTACCGGAGCGAAAAAGTAATCCTAAACATAAATGGCCGGTATCACAATATCTTGTCGGTGTGCCAGAGAAAAAGAGATTACGCTCAAGGATGCCTTAAGGGTATCCTTTTTAATTTTGAGGGGAGGTGAGAACAGAAATGACATTCAAAATGAAGGACGCAAAGATTACGCACTTATCGCTCGTGGATAAGGGTGCCAATGGGGTGCCGTTCGCTATCATCAAGGCAGCGGGTAAAAACGCCATTCAGAAGCAAGTCCCAATAGCTAAGGTCGATGATTCGAAACACATCGTTATCGGGGTTGTATACCAACCGGATGTAGAAGACGCCCACGGCGACATGATGGATGCAGTCGAGATTGAAAAGGCAGCTCACTTGTTTATGGAGAATCAGCACACTTACAACATTGATAAACAACATGACCTGGATGCTGACAAGGGATATGTGGTTGAATCCTACATTGCCCCGTGTGATATGAAGATCGGCGACCAAACGATTATTAAAGGTTCGTGGGTAGCTGGTGTAAAGGTCACTGACGACGATACCTGGTCGGATATCCAAAAGGGGGAAATCACAGGATTCAGCATGTGGGGAGTCGGCAAACGCGAAGAAGTCGATGACGAGGAAGTTTCCAAGGGGCTCCTGTACACGATTAAAAAAGCGATCAACACAGCATTGGCCCCGATCGTCAAAGGCGCAGTCGCCGACAAATACAACAAGAATCGTAAGGACCGAGAATTTTGGGCTGCACAAGATGCGCTCAACTCGGTCCTTTTCCGTTGGAGCAGCTGGGAAAACGGAATGGAAGATGACCCGACGGTTATTCGCGAGGCACTACAGGATTTCGTTGAGATTGCGCAGGATGTGCTGATTCAGGACGACATTGTAAAAGCCATCGGCAGCCCACCCGAGCAGGTCGCCAAGGCAGGCAAGAAGATTTCCACGGGCAACCTGAAGCACTTGGATGATGCCCTTGCTGCACTGACTGAATTGAAAAATAAAACAACTCCAGCCGAAGAGCCGGAGCAAGAGGGGGACGATGATTTGAAAACGGAAGATATTGCAAAAGCTGTACAGGCTGCTGTAGCGCCTATTGCCAAACAAGTCGAAACACTATCGGCGGAGATCACAGAACTGAAGAAGCAGGAGGGCGAAGGGACTGACCCTGGTGCCGTTGAACCTGAAGGCGGTGCCGATACTCAGCCAGATCCAGTTGCAGATGCCATTGCCAAAGCACTTGCTCCATTATCACAGCAAATGACCGCTCTGGCCGCAGATGTCCAAGTTGTGAAAAATAGCCGCGGCGGTTCTGCTCAAGGCGGAGCTCAAGGTGAAGAAATTCAAAAGGCGTCGGGTGCTTCTACTCTTTCCCGTTTCGTCTAATTATAAGGAGGATTAAACAATATGAGAAATAACGGCCAAATCGTAGCTAGCAACATTAGTAAAGGGGTAATCCATACAGGACTTGACCCCGCGGCAATGAACTATGAGGAAGTAGATGCATTCTTGGAAATGGCGTATGAATCCACAGAGTTCCTCAGGGGCATCCGCACTGAAACCAGAGCTGGTTCTAAAGGTACGATCGATAAAATCGGTGTGACAGGACGAAACCTGCGCAAGAAAAGAGAAGGTAATCCTGCTGGCAAGCAGACAGAGCCAGTGTACCAACAAGTGCCTTATTCTGTTGTTCCTGTGACACTTCAATACGAAATCACGGAAGAAAAAATTCGGATGGAGCAACGAGTTCGTAAACAAAACATCGAAGACATCATCATGGGTGGAATGACTAGGAACTTCGGGGAAAACATGCAGGATCTTGGATTCAATGGTGATATTGCTACATCGAGCACTGATCCTGATTATGATTTCTTGAGCATTGCCGATGGCTGGCTGAAGAAGGCTCGCGCCATGGGGAATTACACTGACTGGGCGACGCTTGACCCAGCTGGGAAGTTGGGTGTCTTCTTCCGACTGGAGAGATCCGTGCCAACACGTCTGCGTAATGGCGGTGCGTTCAAGTATTTCATGCACCCTAACACTTTCTCTGAGCGATTGGAACACCTAGCATCCAAAGATACCAGCGCTTCCATTCAGATTCAAATTTTGGGTGCCCAAAAGAGAATCAACAATTACGAGGTTGAGGAAGTTCCGCACATGCCTGAGGGAACTGTTGTCTTCACCTATAAGTCGAATTTCGTTATCGTTAACACTTATGACATGATCATTCGGAAAACGACTGAAGGTAAGGCTGCTGTCACCGAAGACAAGCGATTCTATGCCACGCATGCTGATGGGGACTTCATCTTCGAGGAACCAGGAGCGGTGGCTATGGCGGAAGGGGTGGAATTTTGATGTATAAGATTATCTTTACAGGAAGCAACACCTCGCTGACCAAATACGGGATTCGATTTGAACCCGGGAAACCACTCCTGGTTGCTGATGAGATTGCTGAGAAGCTGAGTCAAGAAGAACACTTCACGGTTGAAGAAATTCAATCGGATTCTGTTCCATCAGTGGATGGTAGCAGCAAGGACGATGGGCCGTCCTTGCTGGAGTTGAAGGAACAAGCTAAGGCGGCAAATATCAAAGGGTATTCGTCCATGAATAAACAGGAGCTGGTTGAAGCTCTGGCAGCTCTGCCGCAGAAGGACGATCCTTATGCTAACGCCCCAACTGCTTAAAACACGCAGCCGGGTTTCACCCATCCAAGAAGCGACCGACGAGTTGCTGCAGCAGTACATTGATGACGCCCAGGTACGCATTGAGTTGTACCTGCCTGTTCCGTTCCCGGATGTCGCGGACAAGACCATTATGCTCGCGTGGGTGAAACTGGCCGAGGGACTGGCCCTGCAGGACAGCGAGGAGTATCTTGCTGCTGTAGCACGTAACTACGCATCAGAGAGTGACGGAGCCTGGACCTACACCCGGCAGGCAATCGCGGGCAAAACCACGGGTAACCCGGACGTGGATGCGATTTTGTTCTTATGGGTCAAGAAGCAGCAGGAAGGGCCGGACGATGGCAACATCACGGCCTATGTACTGTGAATCATCGTCTTAGGACTCCGCTGGCCGTTTACCGGGTAGGCAGCAAGCGGGATGGTGATAACCTGTTCAGTGATCGTAAGTCGGTTAAGGTTGCGGATCTCAAATGCTTTGTCGTCAAGACGGAAACAGCCGAGAAGACGGACGACAAGCCCGTACTGTACATCGTCAAAAAGACACTTGGCGTGACCAAATCTGCGGACGTGCAGCTCAGCGACGAGGTAGTGTTGTTCGGACGCCGCTATTTGGTGATTGATTCGATTCCGCGTCGACATTGGCGTGAACTTCTGGTGACGTGTGAGGTGAAGGGCAATGAACGTGCATGATTTTGACGGGCTGGCCAGACGCTTCAGGGCGCTTGCCGATGATGGGATAGAGCAAGTCCTGCGTAACATCGCTGAGGCGGCTGGGGAAACGCTGCTTAACCTCATTGTTGATGAGATCGACAAGCAAGGCCTAATTGACACAGGGGCATTGTGGCAGTCGTTTTCTCGCGGTGAGGACGGGAATGTGTGGGAGTGGGATATTGATCGCAATGCACTGACGTTGGAGGTCGGGTCCAACCTTCCATATGCTTATTACCTCAACGATGGGTACACGATAGAAAAGGAATACTTTGTTCCCGGTTACTGGAACGGCGGAGGGTCATTTGTTTATGACACGGGTGCCAAGGGAGGATTCATGGCCAAGCCTCGCAGCTTCATAGGCCGTCATTATTTTGACATTGCCGTCGCCGAGTTCGAAGAAGGGATGAATGAATTCATCATACGCCGCCTAGAACGGGAGCTAGAAAGGATGTTGAGCCGATGACGAGCATGGATGCAGGATTAATGGCGTGGGCCGAGATCGTGCGGCGTGTGTATCCCGATTTGCCTATCCTTCGCGATAAGGAACAATGGCAAGCGGGTAATTTTGAACGGCCATCGGTATTCATTGAAACCGATATGGTATCGGACAAGGTTCATGCACCTCGGGCGAACCGAATCATTGAGGATGTGGGACTTGTGTTCCACTTCGATAAGGAGCGGGTAGCAGAAGAGGACGAAGGGGAGCCTAGCCCGTTTGATCTTAGCCCGTTCTTCTTGTACCTACGGCAACAGCGGTATAACGTTGCTTCACGGCGTTATGGCGTGGCCTTAGTGATTGAACCGCCGCGCATCAGGAACAAAAGCGACCAAGCAGAAGTGACCTTCCGCTATTCGTACCTGATACACGTTCCGAAGCTTCTTGTACGAGATGACGGGCGACCGATTGATAAGATAAATCACTTCTATATTGCTCATAATGGGGAGGAAATCGACGCATGAGCGAAGACTTGAACAAACGAAATAAGCAAGAGTGGATTGAGAGCGCGGCGGTACTCAGGGCAGAGCCCTACGAGATCGCAGGCGCTCTTTTTGATTCCAAGCCTGACGACTTGCTGAGCAAACAGGATGTACAGCAGCGGCTGGATGCTTTCTTGCGTCCAGCGCAACAGTCCGTTCCTGTAAATAGACAGGCGAGAAAACCAAGGGAGGCGACAGAGAATGTCGATTGAGAGACAACGACCGGGCGGCTATATTGAGCTGCTGGTCAAGGCGAGAGCCCGCGTTGTGGCACAGACTGGCCGTGTCCTTGTGCCTTATCAAGCGGAGTGGGGAGCGCCTAATCAGGCAGTAGATATGGCCGATACGTCTGAGCGCTTGAAGGAGTCAGGGCTGCTGGTTGATGTGTTGGAACTGGCGTCCGAGTCCGGGGCTACGGTGGTGGGCTATCGGATCACAAGCGGCGATGAAAAGACTGCTGCAGCTACGGTGGCAGACAGCTACGCCATTGAAGCGCGTTATCCTGGTACGCGTGGTAACGACATTGAATACATGATTCGCACGGCACTGGTTGACGAAACCAAGAAAGAGATCGTCATCCGCGACACCAAGGGCATCTATGACACCGAGACATATCTTGTGGCCGACAAAGCCGCTGCTGTCAATGCCTTGCAGCGCTCTGCGATGGTCCGGTTTAAAGAAGGCGGCTCCGTTGACTGGGAGGATGTAGGTTACACGAAACTGACTGGTGGTGTATCAGGTACAGCCACACTCGCCGCGCCCGACTGGAATCGGTTATTTAACCAGGTATACGGTCTGTCATTTGACACGCTGTACCTCGTTGCCACTGATCCAGCCGTACAAGCAGCCGCTCACCAATGGTTGCTTGACCGACGCACGAAGGGTAAGAAGCTTGCGACTTTGGTCATTGCTGGTGCCGCTGTGGATGATGGGGATATCGAGAAGCACAACGCTCGTAGCCGCGCCATGAACGCACGTTTTGTCATTAACTGCTCCTTGGCTGGCACGCACACAAACGGCAAGACGTACGGCTCTGAGGGCTGGGCAGCGTGGGTTGCTGGCCTAGTTGCTGGTACACCTGCCAACAAATCGTTTACGGGCGTGAAAGTCCCGATGACGGCGGCATTGGTGGATTGGAGCCAGTCGGAAGTGCTCAAAGGGCTTGCCGAAGGCACGCTGATGGCCACCCGTGATGGTTACGACTACATCATTGAGCAAGCGGTCAATACGTTGTCCACTATTGGAGCCAATGAGCGCGAGGACTTCGGTAAGATTCGCGTTTCGGCCACAATCGATCAGATCATGAACGATCTGTACGAAGCTTCGAAGAAGTGGAAAGCGAAGCTGGATAATGACAAAGACGGTCGTGCGATGTTCATCGCTGCCGCGCTGGAATATCTCAAGATTCGAGCGGATCAGAAGGCAATCGATAGAACATATAGTTTCACTGAAAGTCCGACCAAAACAAGCGACTTTGATTATGCTTACTTCGCGCTGGGTGCTAAGCCGCTGGATGCTATCGAACTATTTTTTATTGACTGGGAGGTGCAATGATAAATGGAACGCGAACTTATTGGCCGTAACTTATCAGCCCAGGACGATAATGGTGACGACATGCAGACGATCAAGGAAATCGAGGTCTTACTGACATCTGAGACGTTGGATATCGTCCGATCGCGACAAATGGCCAAAACCAAACAACTCGTGGGGTACGAGATCACGGTCAAACTGGTCATGTCTAAATTGGAGTCACGGCTGCGTTATCGTCTCCTGGAGGATTTCAAAGCTGGCAAAACTATGTTCCTTGAACGGATCACCGGCTCCTTGGAAGATAGAATCACTGGTAACGTGGAGCGTGTGTTAATCACAGGCATTCATATCCACGGCAACATGGACATCTTGGTAGCCCAAATCGACAGTAATACGGGGATTGACATCACGCTGGAAGGAACAGCGACGGACTTCGATTTTGTAGACAAATTCCCGGATTACATGGCATAAATTAAAATGATAATTATCCTTTTGAGTAGAGATAATAATTTACGTAATTACTATCAGAACTCCAAGGAGGAATTATGATGAATAACGACGTGAAATCTCACAAAAATGAGGATGATGCTTTTACAGGGGGCTGCGCTTATAGTGGGGCCACTTATGGTGATGGTGCGACGGTTTGTATGAACGGCGAGATTAACGAGTGCGTGGTTGATGCGGACGGGAACGGAAGATGGTATCCAAAAAGTGAAGATTGTTATTCGTTAAGAAAGACCAAAAAAAATCAGCAACAAAGCTAATTCAATTTTTTCATATTTAAAAGCAAAGAGACCGCCTAATACTGAGCGGTCTCTTTCTTTTAAAGAAAAAAATAAAAATTACTGGAGGAATTACAATGAGCGACAAATTACAAAAATATCTGGCTGCTGGTACGGCCGCAGCAAAGCCCGAACAAATTGAGGTGGAGGTTGATGGTGAGAAGTGGTCTGTACGTCGTTTGACTACAATGGACGTGCGTCGATGCTATGACGTGGCGTTCAACGATGACGGTACACCAAAGGAGAACTTTAACGAGATTGACGCTATGATCGTCCGCGCAACTGAGCACGACTTCCCCTGGCATGACAAGGGGTTGCTCCTGGCTTACAACTGCACAAGCAAAAACGAGCTGCCGCCACGGTTGCTGCACAACCCAGAGGACTATGCCAAGCTGAGCAAAGCTGTCCGCGACTTCCAGGCCACGCAGGAAGCATTGCTTAAAGATGCAAAAAACTCATCAAGCGAGACGGCGAAGCAAGCTGGGTAGCCAGCTTTTGGGTCAATCAAAAGAAGCTTCCTGCCGAAGTATTGCCGTTCGAGGTCAATCGTGAACGGCAGTATTTATTTTGTTTGGCCGCCAGCCAGCTCGCAGAAGAAGAACTAAAACGTCAGAACAGGTAGGGGGTGAATGATATAGCGAATACAGCCAAAGTAACCGTGCCGTTCGAGGCACGAGACTTGTTATCCGGTGCATTACGCCAGATGCGGACACTGATACAAGGCGCGTCTGACGATCTTCTGGAGTTCAAACGCCGATCGGGTAACATGTACGACGATTTGGTGAGCGGAAGCAGGCGCGCTCGATCTGCCGCTGATGATCTAACCCGGCGAATCGGGAATACATCCGATGAGATCCGCCGAATGAATCAATCGCAGGTGGATGACATCTTTCGCCGTGCGAGATCTGGAGCGGATGAATTACGCCGATCCACAAGCCGAGCTGACAGTGAAATTAGAGGCTTGTCCGATGCGCGTGTCCGTTTGAGCGCCACAGATGAGATCAGCCCAGTGGTTGATAATATTACGGGTAAGATCGGAGCTCTGGCCGCGGCTGCAGGCGGTATTGTTATCGGTGGTGGGATAGCCGATTCCATGTTTGGCGGCGTTATGGACTACAGCCGCGAAGCTTCCAGAAGCGCCGCCTTCCTTCCTTCTGATGTGCGGCAAGAAAGTCTCAATACGGTTGATACGTTGTACAAGCAGGGTCTTATTACCGACCGTGTCGAGGGTACCAGGCAACTAGCAAACGCAGCACCTCTTGTTCAGGACAAGACGCAAATGACCGATTTTGTAGGTGCAGCGGCTAAGATTCAATACATTCGCCCTGACGCAGGCTCCGAGGAAGTACAACGGGCATTGTCTCAGGCCTCAAATAGTTTTAATGAGACCTACAGCCAAGTTGCTGATAGCATGATGTACGCCTACAAAGAGGTTGGAGACAGGCAACAAGACCTATTCGATACGTTTTGGGAATACTCTGGCTTCTTCAAAAACATGAACGTAGATTCTAGTCAGATGGCGAATTTCCTGACTCAATCGGTTCAAGAAGGTGCTTATAATTTCGACAAGCCTGCGGATTTTTTTAAGGAAACATTTGGTGTTAAGGCATTGAACGCTGGTGATATGTCAGCCTACTTTGAAAGCCGTGGATCTGGCAAAGATGAAGCCGCCCGTCAAGCCCAGTCCTTTACTGCTGACATTAATTCCGGCGATGAGCAAAAGGCTCAAGGGGCAATTTCCGCCTTACTTGCTGATCTCGCCAGTCAAGACAGGAATACATTAAAACAATCTTTGACAACACTCGGATCTGCTGCAGCCGAAGATAACGCGGATTCTATCCTCAAGACTTACGGCGTCGCCTTTGAGAAGGCTCCTGACATGACCGGTACAACAGATAGGCTGGTTCAAACACAACAAGCAGCTGACCCGATGCTGGCCGTTCGTCAAACTCAAGCGGAAATCAATCTTGAGCTCCAGAATGTCGGTGCAACACTGGCCACAGCATCGTTACCTGCTCTTCAAGAATTCAACACACTTCTTGGTCAAAACAAGGACGAGATTGCAGCATTGGGCGGTGGGATCGCAAGCGCCGTAACGGGAGCAGTGACGTTTTACACGGATCACATGACTGCGATCAATACAGCTTTGATGGGTCTAGCGGCAGTTGCCGCCATCAAAGGTATAGTCAACGTCACTAACGGTATCAAGCAGCTCAATCAAGATCTAATGGGTGCCGCCAAGTGGGTCGGCGACAAAGGCGGCGCTGCAGGCGGGGGTATAAAAACCGCCTGGAATTGGATCAGAGGTAAACAACCAGATCCACCAGTTCCACCGGGAACGGAAACCCCAGCTCAGAGATCGCAGCGCATCAGGGGTGCTATGGGTGGTCGAGGCGTAAGCCGAGAATGGCGACGTGGAGGTTCAGGTCCAGCCGGTGGCGGTATGGGAGGCTTGAGAACTGCCGGATCAATGAGCATTAACGCCAGGATTGTTTATCTCAGCGGACGAGTCGCTGGAGGAGGTGCAGGTAATGGAGGCGGTCGACACGGAGGCAGACGTGGACGAAGAGGGGGCGGCGGCCCTGCCCCAAACCCTAACCCTGGCCCACGTATAGGCTCGCGCGATAATCCTTATCGTGTTCGCAGACCCACACCGCCAACACCTGATCCGATTCCGGATGTATCGCCTCCACGTGGTGGCGGTCGTCTTGGCAAACTAGGCGGCGCGATTAAAGGTGCTGGCAAGGTGCTCAAGGTTGGTGGCGTTATCGGTACAGTCGCTTCGGTGGCCAGCGGAGCCATTGACATGTATGAGGCGACTAAGGAAAAAGGACTCCGCGAAGCAGTGTCCACGCAAGGTGGCGCTATGGTCGGCGGCATCGCAGGCGGTGCGATCGGTGGTGCTGTCGGGTCCGTGCTTGGCCCACTCGGCACGATGGCCGGGGCGTACATCGGCAATGTCGTCGGCGAGAAGATTGGCAAATTTGCCGATGAATCTGGCGCTACCCGGTGGGTCGTAGACAAGGCTGTGGGCGCATTTGACACTGTAAAAAACCATTTTGCGGAAAACGCTAAGACTATTGCAAGCTGGATGGGGATCAAGAAGGAAGAAAAGCCCGGGCCACCGCCAGAAGCAATTGTCAAATTTACCGTTCCTCCTGAAACTGAGGAAAGACTGCAGGAAGTCTACGCGGAATTTTCAAAAAACGTTGCCGAGGGAGGTCTGCAGGAAGGATTCAAGAGTGTGATTGACCAGCCCGAGGTCAAGAAGGCGACGGAAGTCTTTGGCCAGATGTACGACACCATGAAGAACAGCATGGGTTTCGGTAAAACAAAGGATGGTATCGATGAAATTGGCGATGCTGCGAAGTCTACAGGAGCCGCTGCCGAGCAGATGGGAGTCAAGGTGGAGCAAGGCACGAATGAAATTGCCCAGGGAGCTAAGACAGCCGGAACCGAGGTCAAAGGGATTTCGGGGGCAGTCAAGACGGCAGCGGACGCAGCTAGTCAATACCTGCTACAAATCAAAAACGTGACGAGCCAAGGTGAATCCTGGGGCAGCACATTGATGGGCAGTCTCATTGCTGGCATTCGCCGCCATTTCCCGGGCTTGTCGGCTTTGGTTGATAGCATCGGGGAGTTAGTATCCAGAGCAGCCAACAACGCTACTGGCGGTAGCTCCACGTCGCCTAAGACGAAGGAATATGCTAACGGTGGATACATTGCCCGTCCGCACTTGGGATTAGTGGGTGAAGCTGGTCCTGAGATGATCATCCCGTTGTCCGCTGGTCGCCGCAGTAGGGGGCAAGCTCTGTGGGAGCAGGCTGGTTCCATCCTGGGTGTACGTGCATATGCAGATGGCGGTCTTGTCGGCAGGAGCAGCCTGCTGAGCAGGCCAAGCATGCCGATTGCTCAGGCATTCAGCGGATCGGCTGCAGGCAATACGTCTGTGAGCATCGGCAACATAACGATTGATTTTGGACAGCTCGCGCAGGGTATAACCAACTTCTCAGAGTTCGCTGCCATGCTGACCAGCCCACAGGGCCGAGCGCTGATCCGCAAAGTCCTGGGGGAAGAGATGCTTCGGGCATTGGAGATTGGAGGTTAATATGCTGGCATTATCACAAGGGGCGATTCGGCTTACGTTTCCGATCACGCCTGCCGAGGTGCAGATCACATCGGGTAATGAGGTGGAGACATTCACCGTCATCACAGGCCAGGAGCGTTCGGGGAATCCCGTTTCCAAAGTGAAGCGGGTTTCTTTTTCAACGATCCTACCGCGGGGGTGGGAGGAAATCTGGGAAAAGTCTGAGAAGCAGACAGTCACCTATAAAAGCCCTGAAATAACTTGGAAGCTACTCGAAGAGTGGAAGGGAAAACCCGTTGTCCTCAATTTTGAAGAGCTATTTTCTCAAACCATGCTCTTTGAAAGTATGGAACTGGTCTACAAAGACGGTCAAGGGAACCTACATGTCAATTTCAGCCTGGTCGAATACAAACCAGTTAAGATCGTGTCTTATTCCAACAGCAAGCAGCTGCTTAAGCCTGGCGTGATCATAAGCAAATCAGCCAAGTCCCGGCCTAATACGACCAATAAAAAGGATAAGAAAAATAAGAAAAAAAAGGGCGAGAAAGCTTCTAAGGCTGAGAAGAAGAACCCGAACGCCAAGGGTGACTTTGACTATGTCGGTCAGAAGAACAGAATCGATGCAAAAGTCAGCAGCGCAAAAGGGGGATAGATCATGTCATTCGGAGTCGTTTACGGCAAAGAGATCGCCCGCCAGACGCTTACGGACGCCATAGAGGAAATATCATGGTCATCTGGTCGTGACGAGATCGCCCGCAGTGCCACGGTCCGGTTGAGAGGGGGCGAAGGGATCAAGGTAGCCGGTATGCTGATGTGCTTTGCCCAGCGGGTTCAAGGGGCGTTGTTTCACCACAAGAACCAGTTCTTCCACGGGCCGATTATCAAGTACGAACGAGATGATTTTTCAAACGCTTGGGATATTGACGCTCGTGAGATTGCTTGGTACCTCTCCAAAAATAAGGGGAGTCGTCCATATCTCAAGGGTGAGGCTGGCGCTGAACTGCAACGCTATATTGCTTCAGCCGGGATAGATTTCAGGTGTCCTGCTCTTGGTTTCACCTTGGACGAGCGCTATGGCACAATGGCCTATTCGGAAATCGTCCTGGACGTGCTGCAAAAGGCATATGAGCGGAGCGGCTACCGTTACCACGTTGACACTGTGCGGACCGATCAGAGTTTTTATCTGCAGGTGGTGAGAGAAGGGACCAACACGACGGTCCCTGTTTTTGTGATGGAGCAGATGGACTCCAGCACATCGGGGTACAGCATTGAGGAAACATACACCGTAGTCACTGCCGAAAAGTACAAGGATGACAAGCTGGTTTCCTCAGTAACCAGAGCGCACTCATCGAATGTGAAATCCCTGGGCCGTATGCAGGAAATCATCGAGGTTGAAGAAGGGGAGTCACCTGCCAAAGTAGCCGAGCAACGGCTCAAGGCTCTGGCCACGCCGAAGCAGATCCGGAAGATCAAGGTAAGACATAGCGACCATAAATTGGCTGGATTGCGCGCCGGCTGGCTTGTGCTGATCAATAACGGGACCGTATCCAAGTGGATCGTCGAGAACGTGGACACCACATATAAGAATGGCATGTATATGCTGCAGCTTGATCTTGAGAGGAGGGAATGAGAGTTGCAGGAAGCATTAAAAGCCTTGGGCGATAAGATTCGGGGCCACATCGATGCGAAGGATGCGGAAAGGGCAACTTTGCTGAGCTGGCCTGACAGTCCAAGCATCCAAGTGGATGACGACGCAATTCCATATACGGCTGACAAACTGGTCTTTGCGGAATACCTGCAGGATCGGGAGGTCGAAGCTGACTTCATCGTTTCTGAATACGTAGAAGATGACGAGGCGAAAGGTAGCGTCGATGGTGTTTTGGCGGACGGAGTTGTATATGAGACTGGCTCACCATACAAACAGACATTGCGTTCACAGTTGCGCGGCAAGCTGGTCATTCCCAGCCCTTTGCAGGTCGGCGATCGTCTTATCGTGTCCCGGTTGACCGGACAGCGGTATTTTGTTCACGGAAAGGACGTGAGCTCTGGTGAATGAAGACGAAAGCTTATTTCCTGCTCCCGTCGATATGACCGAGCTTGATGAGGTGGATCTCGTTGAGTCGGTCCCGTCCGAATCCAAATGGACATACGTCATCGATTATCGTAATCGGCAGCTCGTCACCAATGACGACGGTACGCCTAAACGAACGGAATCATATGGCGAGTATCTTGTGCAGACAGCCTTAAAGATACTCAACACTGAACGATTCCAGTACGTGGTATATGACGGAGATGTCGGTGTAGAAAAGTCCGAATGGAAGCATTGGACGGATGAAGAGATCACCCGAGATATTGAGGAAGCTCTGTCAGCACACGCTGAAATTGTTAAAGCTGAGGTACAAGCCCTTGTCCGAGAGGGTCAGAATCTGCACCTGGCCGTAGGTCTGACCGGGTTGGCCGGGACTGCCACATTGGAGGAAAGTATATGACAATCAAATTAACGGACCTGCCAGCATTCCCTTCTGTGCCGATCCTGCAGGAGACGCCCGAAGAAATTTATAGGCGCTGGGTTAACAGGGCCATCACCTTAGCTCGTGATCGCGGACTACCACCGCCGCCGACTGATCCAGGTGAATACTTTTACGACCTTTGGTACCCGATCGCTATGGAATATGCAGAACAACAGGAATTGTGGATGTACGGATTCCTTCAGGCATTCCCCATTTGGGCTGATTCGGAATTCCTGGATGCTCATGCGTGGGGCGAGGGGATGACGCGGAAAGCGGGAGAAGATGACGACACCCTGAGACTCCGTATGCTCGAAGGGAAATTCGAGGAAGAAGGTAGCGGGCGCCGTAAGGATTATGAGCTCTGGGCTAAGAAGATCCAGGGAGTGGGCGGCGCTGTGGCCATAGAAAAAGCCCGTAGTGACGTTTCTATTGATCTGTACCTGACCGACCTGCAGGGCGTACCTGTGACGGAGGAACTTGCAGAGCAAATCAAAGAACTGATGTGGGAGGATTACCGCCTCGGTGGCCATGATCTGGCCGTTTATCCAGCTCCAATATTTGCGCTGCAGGTGACCGCCAAGCTGACCGCTAGCCGCGCACTGCTGGAGTTGGCTGAACCGATTAAGCAGCGTATCGTCGATTACGCAGCAGGTCGGAGCAAATTGATCTACAACTATATAGGTGCGCTGCTGTTGCTGCCGGGCGTGGACGACTATGACGACCTGCAGCTTAACGGACTGACGGAGGATGTCGAGATCCCAGCAACATCCATCTTGCAAGTCGAGGTGACGTTGACATGATACCGTTACGCTATCGTGAGATGCTGCCACCGTACATGTACGAATTGGACATGGCCGAGCGGCATTTTAGTGTCATGGAAAAGGAGATCGACGACCGAGACGGTCTGATCGATGATTTGACCAATCAATTCTTGCTGCAGCGTGCGACCTGGGCATTACCGCTGTGGGAATGGATGTATTTGCACCAGGAGCAGATAGGCAGCATGCTGCAGCGGCGCGAACTGATTCGACGGAAGAAGTTGTCCAAGCTACCTTTTCGGCTGCCTGTTCTTCGGATGATCGGAAGCAAGTACGGCAAGCTGATAGATGTGCAGGAGGATTTTGCTTCCAAGACAATCAGATTCATTTATGCGACTGATGCCGCATTTGATGCAGGCGCTTTGCTGGCTGACTTTGAGTACATTCGTCCAGTCCATGTTAATCGAGCTGTGCCAGCTATCCGCACGGCTTTTCATCATGTCTTTGGGCAGCGATATCGGCTAAGATTTCACAGTCGAGTGAGTTTCTTCGGTGGCAAGCCGTGGTATTTGGACGGCGTGCAGCTGCTGGATGGCACAGCAAGCTTGTCCGGATGGACGGGGGAGCGGCAACGTAATCGCCAGCGGCTGGAGATCAGGACGCCGCATCGGGTCCATAATGAGCAGACTGGCGTAGTCAAGGCAAGGCAAAATTATTGGGTGTTGGATGGCGTCGTGCAACTCGACGGCAGCCGGCTCTTGAACTCTACGGAACAGATTATTGAAGTATAAGGAGGTCGCATATGGCAAATCAGGTATTGACGGTTACTACGACGTATGCGCGGGAACAGATGGCCCGGGCCAGAGCCAAGGGAACAGCACTGACTAAGGTGGTTAAGATGGCATTTGGCGGCGGTGGAGTGGATGGTTCGGGCCAGCCGTTGCCCTTGGACGGGACGGAACAGGCTTTAAAAAATGAGCTGCTGGTGAAAGACCTTTCCAGTTACGAATTCATAGGCCCGGCAACCATCCGCTACACCTGCTCTTTGGCTGAGAACGAGCTGTCAGGCGCTACAATTAACGAGTTGGCACTTGTAGATTCGGCAGGCAAATTCACCGCGATTCGCACCATGACGAACAAAGTCAAGGATTCGGATATGGAGTTCATTTTTGAGATTGATGATATTTATTGAGGAGGGAACGATTCGATGGCCATTCAAGAACCGAGCAAGTTTGTCACTACGGATCAGGGGCATGCCGATGTGCTGAACGTCCCAATTACAACACTGTATGAAAACGACCAAGAACTGGACAGCTCCAAAGAGGACAAGAGGATGACTGTAATTGATCCAGCGACAATCAGCTACAATCTGGAAAATTTAAAGCCAGGTAAATACTTCATGCAGATTCCTGATGGGCAGAAGCTTGCGGGCGAACCAATAAGAGATCTCACTATCGGTAGATCTGTAGTAGTCACTGTGGGGCGGCCTGACACAGTAACCAATGTGATTGTCAGGACTTTTTTATACACATCTTATACAACTGGCGCTCACGCCAGATTTTTCTATCAACCCCGCACCATTATAAATCCAACTGTGCCGAGTCCGTGGTACGAGTATGAAACTGTTAGTGGATCTGCGGCAAAGCTTGCCGACCATGCTAACAATGCCGATCTACACATCACAAAGGAATATGTTGCTGAATATGCCGCTCCTAAAGCTCACACTCATAGTTCATCCGATCTGCCCAGCGCTACTACACAAGCCCGTGGTATTGTGCAAATCAATACATCGGTAAGCAGTACGGCAACAGATCAAGCAGCTGCACCAGTTGCAGTTAAAGCAGCCTACGATCTAGCAGCACAGGCTTTTCAATCTGGCGTTAATGTTAAATCTGGTGTGGTTGCCAGCCTTAACGCCTTGAACGTTCCGGCAACCATCGACGATGATTGGGCAACGATAATCTCTAAGTTCGGACAAATCAATACTGTTACGGAGATTGCAAGCGGGAACTTCAACTTATACGAGCAAGGCATCCCCGGAAATTCATCGTCAATAACGTATAAATCGCTTAATGGTAGTGTACGGGGACTAAGCTTTACTCCTCGTTACGTAATTGTTGGACTTAGCGTGCAAAACTTCGACAGGGATGGCACCTTATCTGCTTGGCTGTCCAATTTGACGTCTCTTAGCACGAGTGTGCAAAGTCGAGATGGAGCTATACGCTCTTTGTCACTTGCATTAACAATGGTTTCTGGGGGCTTTGACTTTACGAGCACTCATGGGTACATGCACAGTATCAGCCCGTCGGCTAATATAGCGGTTAATGCGGGCATCTGGTACGCAATCAAATAAGGGAGGCGTTTATATGCAAATCGGACACAAGATTTACTATCGCAAGACATCTGGAGAGATCATTTTCAAAACTTCGGAAATGAGTGGCAATGTGAAGGAAACAACCGCTGAAGAGGATTTTGAGTTCTATCCTCAGCTTCAAGGGTATGACCAGGACAAGGTAGGTATGCTGCAATTGGAGTACGGACAATACGCCGATGACTTTGCCCGTGCAGCAAGTTATTACGTTAACCCGGAGTCCGGCAAGTTGATGTTTAACTATCGAGATGAGCAAGCCCAGGAACCTGTGTACGAGGCGCCGCTGACCGACCAAGTTGCCGAGCTCAAGGCACGCCAGCACAGCACAGAGCAAGCGTTGCTAACAATCATGGAATCCTCGATAGGAAAGGAGTAATAAGCTATGTACTCATTTTTATTAGGCGTTTGGGTGCGCGGTACCGTGGATGAGCAACGGCTCACGAATTATGTTCCAAACTTTATTTCGACGGAACAACTGAAACAAATCTTAGATACACCGCAACAGTAGGCGTAGCTCAGGGAGCTGCGCTATTTTTATGCCCTCCGGAGTGGTCAGAGGGTCGAGAGGACGGGGGAAGTAATGGACGGGGTGGCGGAAATGCTCCAGCGCATCACGCGAGTGGAGACGAAGGTGGACAACATGGATGAGAAGCTGGACAAGGCAATCCAAGCGAATGAAACGGCTATAGAGGCCCTTCAATCGGCTAAGTCTGCTCACCACAGGCTGGACAAAATCGAGGACACTCAAAAATGGCTCTGGCGTACATTTGCTGGGGCTTTTGTATTGGCCATCGCAGCTTTCATTATCGCCGGTGGGCTCAAATAGAAAGGAATGATTATCGTGGATAGCATGAGCAACGACATTCTGACCCTTGCAGCTCTGGTAGCAGCGTATGTGGGAGTCGCAAAGGGATTCGGTCTAAAAAAACAGTGGACTAACGTGGCGGCTGTGCTGATTGCGGCTGTCTTTGTGTTGGTGCCTGATTGGATACAAACCTATCTAATACAGGTGTCGGTCATTGGCCTTAGTGCAACTGGGGCTTACCAATTTGCTAAGAAAGGCGATGAAAAACAATGAGCAATCCATTCACAGGTTACCGGCTTACCAGCTCATTCGGGATGCGTGACCATCCGGTAGATAAGGTTCCGCGCTTCCATCGCGGCGTGGATATGGTCATATCCCCAGCTAACGGCGAGATCAAGGCGTTCACGTCAGGCAAGGTCCTGCACGCCAAGATGGGCGTCACAGGCTCTGGCTTCGGCAATATGGGCAACGTGGTTGCTGTGCAGGATGACAAGGGCTACCTGCATGTGTACGCGCACTTGTCCAGTGTAGCGGTCAAGGTAGGGCAGCAGGTGACCCAAGGACAGGTAATCGGTCGCCAGGGCAGCACAGGTAAGTCCACTGGGCCACATCTGCACTACGAGATCCGCAAGGCATCATCGCCGTCTTATGGCTATACTGCCACGGAGGCGGGAGTGGTAGAGCCTACGAAGTATTTACAAGACTACTACGGGCAACAGCCCAAGAAGGAGGACAAGCCAGTGGAGCAGGTGAGAGACATTCATAAGGTAAGCTCGTGGGCCAAGAAGGATTGGGAGGAAGCCAAGGACAACGGCTATTTTGACGGCAGCCGACCAGGTGCGACGATGACAAGGGAAGAGGCTGCGGTTGTTTTTAATCGCCTAAGACGCAACATACTGAGATTGATCGAAGAAACGAATAGCAATGTTTTCGATTTGTGTGAGCACCTGAAAAGGATTGAATCCAAACTCTGAATAAATATCTAATGAAGGATGTATATGTATACTGATAACGGCCTTGCTAGTTTTTTTAGCAAGGCCTATGCTTATATACTAAGAACGTATTTTCCGGGTTGCTATTATACTCTTAATAGTAGATTATTATGAGTATAATGGAAAAAATCGGAGGAGAGTACCGTGCTTAGTATTCCTACACTACAAAATATCTATCAAAAGGATTATAGAGACTTATTTAGATCAAATAAAGTGGCTAATTGGAGCACCAGAACAGTGGTAAAGGGAAATACACAATTTAAATACGATGTGATTAGGCGAGTAATTGTTGAGGAACTAAGTAAGACCACTGTTGAACTAAAAAAAGAAACCATGGACAGTTTTTTGTTTGAGCACTTGTACTATATGAATTTGAATTATCAATTTACTTATAGATTTAATGATTTTGTGTTTAATTCAGAAAATACGATCCATCAAGTAGAAGAATTTTTCTCAAAGCAAGGAGAACTTCGTTTTAACAGTAATCTAGTCGATACTGAACTGGATAGTGACCTTACATATTTGAAACCATGTACAACGAGAATAGATGTGATTGATGGTAAGTTGTCAACAGTACATATGCTAATAAAAATTGGAGATGTTGCCACAAGACGTTATTCTAAGCAGAATGTCTTCATAGGGATTTGTATAGACTTACGAACTGCTCTAATTCAGATTAAATTTAATCTCAATCAATTAGAGAAATTGCCCAAAGAGCCACTAAAAATATTGAAAGAGATAAAAGATATGCTAAATGGATTTGGAATAAGGGGTAAAACTTTTGCACCCCTTCGTCTAAATATTGTTTCGCTCAATGAGAAGGCTGCAAGAATATGCGTTTTTGAAATGTTTAAGGAATTAAGTCTTGAAGCAGAACATATTTTAAATGTGCATACTCCTATTGGCACTGAAGAAAAAATTCATCAGTTTCTTAAGTCGATGGAGTTGAAACATATCACGGAGGACTACATTCATCAGATTAAAGCGGTGATTTACCAAGAAATCAGCAATACTATTAGAGATTCAACATTTGATAAAGGCTGGGTTTTTAGATTTGTATTTAAAGAAGGACTAACTACAAGAGCATCTTCTAGAACGGATGACTCTGGCCCAATATATGGATCTAAGGTTTATTGGCATTTGAAAGAACTGATTTTTAAAGAAAACGAGCTCTATGAAGCGGGCTTTAGTTGGTATCTTCCTTGGAAGACAAATAAAGGTGATGATGATTTTGTGCAGGTCAGGTTAGAATCTAGAAATGAATCTCTCATAGTGCATTATTATCGAAATATGAGTTTTAGAAGGAGGGAGAAAGAGAATTATGTTTTACAGCAAATTAATAAGCATTTACGATAAATCGAATTATGCAACGATATTTGATCGGAGTTATGTTTCTATGCTTGATGAGTTTTTATCCGAAAAATTCGTCAATAATTCAACGTATTTAAGTCCATATGAATTTAGTGTTATTCAAAAACTTTCGCTTCAAGAATCTATCAAGGTCTTTTCGTGTTTCACAGGGGACGAAGGAATTATTGATGTATGCTATTTTTTTGAATGTACTAATCCTTCATGTATTGCTAGTAGGGTATTTATTGATAAGAGTCTCTTTCAAAATCCTGATTTTGAAGATGAAATCGATGAACACCTGCTCCACTGCTATGAATGTGGAAGGGAATTTCTTTTTGAAGATGTAATTCCTTTTATTAAAATTTACTTTAAATTTCATCCAGAAATAACGATTCAGACCTTAGAGATTAATCGAAAAGTTGATCCGAATTCTACCATTCAAATATTGTCGGGGCTACCAACAGTTTTAAAGCCCGACTCCCCTTCGCTATCGGAAATGGGTGAAAATGCACCTAGTGAAGGGGAGGATCCTTCAATTAATATGGAAACAGTTTTTATAGCTACTGCAGAAGTAGAACTGCGTAGAGAGCCGTTACCTTTTTTAGAGAGCATAAAAAGAGGTATGAGATTCGTTCAAAGATAGCAGGTGAAGTTATTGGCAGATCAAACGGAGGCATATAGTCGCTTAAATGAATTAGCAGGTCTAATAAGTGTGGATATTGAAGAGGCTGTAAATTCAGGAAATGATTTAATAAAAAAAGCGTCTAACTTAAAACTTTCAACCATAATTCTTTCTATATGTATTACTGTCGCTTTAGGATGGACATTTTTAGGAGAGTATGGGAAAAATGCAGCTATATTGTTAAGTGCTGTTCTTACAGGGATTAACACATGGGATGCCTTTGCAAAATACAATGACAAGTATACGCAGGAAAAACAACGTGTTAGTCAACTGGTTATCTTATTGAAAGAGATAACATTTTGTCTACAAGGTAAATCAGCCTGTTCCATGGAGGCCTACAATTCTTTTAGAGATAGGTACATAAGGCTGAACGAAGAATACATTGGAAAGCTCTTTGATGAAGAGGATTCATCAAAATCTCCCTAAAAATGCTAAACTCGTCTGAGTATTGTGCATGCAAAATTGGAATGCCGTTAACAGTCTTTTGAAAATATAAGAAGTGATCTTTAGCAAAAAAACAGCCCGACCATACTTCAAGGTCGAAAGGTTGTTTTTTGTACGTTACTCACGGTCCCATGCCCCCATTATATGTTACCATATTTGGGAGGGGGATGAACTTGGTTAGTAAAGAAGGAAACAATATATGAGTAAGCTTATATTAATTCTAATATCGATTGCAAGTGCAATTGTTCTTCAGTTTATTACTTTGGGTGTACTTGGAAGTAGTATTGCTGGAAACATACCAATTTTAGGTGATATCTTGCTCATTATTGATATTGGATATTATTTGAATTATCTCCAAGGAAATATAACAATTTCGACAGTTTCATTAATTCTAACTAGAGCAGTGAGTATCGCAGCTACAGCATATACATTGGATCTAATATCAAAATTAGATTTTTTTGAGCTAAGGGATTCTCTAGTGTATAAGGTGTTTTTGTTTTGTATTGCAGTTTTTGTTAACTACTTTATTCTATCCCTCCTATCAAGTATCTTTGGACTATTAGCTGAGGCAGTAGTGGGAGCAATGATTAAATTAGATGAAGTATCTAACTTACTGAATGAATTATCCCTATGACTGGATCAATTACAAATGTAGGTGATTAAGTGAAAACATATAGAACTTTACATAGTGATGATGATTTTTTTGCGGCAGCAATATCACAATGCAACGTTTATGTAGTGAAGACCCTTGATGATCAAATGATGGAGATTATCGAGTACGGTGGCCAAGTAGAAAAATACACTCCAGAGTCAATAAGAATTGACGGGACGTACTATCTTAGAAATCAATATGAATTTAGAACCGACATTAAGAGCTCTGCTGGCTAACGCTGGTAGAGCTTTTTTGTGTATTTCTGAAAACCAATAAAAAATAAATATGCTGATGGAGCTTTTTTCTTATTGATAAAGGAACGAATGTTTGCATATAATACAAACAAACGTTCCTATAATGGAGGGGTTAAGTTGAAAATTTCTGCAGGTCTAAGCGTTGAAATAATTTATGAAGACGGGTCCGGCAACATCACGCAGCGTAAGATTACTGTTCGTGGGGTACGGGGTGGGATGATCAGGGCGACAGACCTTAGCAGCAATCAGCCCCGGACATTCAAAGTGGCCAACATACTCGCCTGGTCACCGATCAGTCAGACAGCTTAGGAGATGCGACATGGGAAGAAAACTTGAGGGTAATGGAATTTTTGAAAGCTCCAGAATGATTCTGCCGGAGCACGCTGCTCGCATCAGGGAACATTATATAGAAGAAACTCGGAGATCCAAGCCGATCCTGGATGATCAGGAAGTGCAACTGATTGAACAAGCGCTTGTGAATTCGTACAATCGGCGTGTGCCTGTCGAGCTGCGAGTATTCGATCCGTTTGAGGACGTGAAGGTGAACGGAGTGGTTACGGTGCTGAATAGCGGTCGTCGGATGGCCAAACTCATGCAGGGTGAAGACGAGTACCGCTGGGTTGAGATTGATGACATCCTGGGGGCATATGTTGATATAGATAGTTAGAGCCCGGGGCAGATACCCCGGGCTCTTTTATGTTATAATTTGGCTTGTACAATTTACAGCTAACAGGGCGGCAGCTAAATCTCCCGGAAGGGAGGTGAGGCTATGACAGTTTATGAAGCATTATCATTGATGCTTGCATTCGGCATGTTCGTAATTGCCGTACTGTCTTTCCATAAAAGGAAATGAGCCGCCCTGGCAAGGATAACGGCTCATTTCTATTGACCTAAATCTGGCTGACCGCTCTTTTAGCGGTAGTTGTACATGGGGATCGGTTGCAGCCGGTCCCTTTTCTATTCTTATGTTAACATACGGCAATTATACAGGCAATGTGATTGCCACTACAAACAAAGTATTCATGAACTCCGAGAATAAGCAGGGTTTTTGTCATATTTGTGTAGAATATGGAAATGACGCATGGTATATTTAACCTATTACTAATTACCTAGGAGGATAACATGAAAGGGGTACCCAAAGTACTGTTATGGTGCGTTGTAGGGTTTATATTATTTGGAATTGCGGTTGCTATTGTTGGGGACTTCGCTTTATTTTTACTAGCATTAGCACTCGCATTTTTTGGTTTTAGAAGATTCCGTTCGAAAAAGAGATCCGAGAATCGAACAAGTAAAGGCTCGATCGCTTTGTTCTCATTCTCAGCATTCTTCTTACTAGGCTTTTTAGCAGTGATATCAGGGCCCGATACTCCTACTGAACTCGCAAGTAATGATTCCGTTCAAGAAAAGACATTGAATACTAACGAAACATCCCAAGATCAAGCACCAACTAATGAGGCAAATGTGACTGCAACAGGTACGTCTGATAAGACTAGCGAGCAATCTGCCAAAACGGTAGAGGCTACAGCGGCTGTGCAGCCAGTGAGCGAAGAAGCAGATGACACTCCTGAAAACGAGCGAATTCCAGTAACTTTCGTCGGGGGTACAGATGGGGACACCTTCAAAGTATCTATAGACGGAAAAGAGGAGAAGGTCCGCTTACTGCTGGTCGATACGCCCGAGAGCGTTAAGCCAGGAACACAAGTTCAACCGTTCGCTAAGGAAGCATCTGATTTCACATTGAGCCAACTAAAGAAAGGGGAATTGTCTCTAGAGCTTGACGTGTCCGAACGTGATAAATATGGCCGACTACTTGCCTACGCTTGGGTTGGAGACAAGATGCTGAACGAAATGCTGCTGGAGGAAGGATATGCTCGTGTGGCTTACATATATCCTCCAAACGTGAAATACGTGGACCAATTTAAGGAGATCCAGGAAAAAACTCAAAAATCCGGAGTTGGTATCTGGAGCATTGAGAATTACGCACAAGAGGACGGATTTAATGTAGCTGCAGCAGATAGTTCTGCTGCTGAAAAGAAAGAAGCACCGGCCAAGAATAGAGAAACAAGCAGTACCAAAAGCAATACGACCAAATCGACTCCCAAAAAGGAAAACGTATCAAAACCTGAACCAAAACCAGCTACTGTAGTCTACTACAAAAATTGTGATGCAGTGAGAGCAGCAGGTGCAGATCCCATCTATGAGGGGGAGCCAGGATATAGTAGGAAACTGGATCGAGATGGTGATGGGATAGGTTGTGAAAGGTAATAAATTAAAAGTGTTGAAGCTTCAAAAGAGTAAGCAAAAGTAGGCCATTAAAGTTAGCTGTACAAAGGACTTTAGAGTTCGAGTAGAGCAAAACATCTGGAATTATATCATTTAGATTATACATCATCTACAATCCATTTGTTTCAATTGTGTATTAACAAAGCATAATCTAGTCAAACAGAAAGGAATGTTGATATTTGTTGGAAAAATTTTTGAAGAATATAGTCGACCTATTTGGTAGTAGTTTAGATATTGTTACAACTGAGGAGTTAACTACGCTAAATTTTAAAGGGTATAGTTTTTCAATAGAGAAAGAGAAGTTAATAGAAGTTTTATCAGAGGTTGAAGCTATAGAAAAGACAAATGAAGATATTTTATTTAATGGCCACTTCTATGAGGTTATTGTTGATTCATATGGACCATCTCTTCGAGGAGACAAACTCGTTTTTAATGATGAGGTAAACAATGTGGAATACACATTAGGGAATATTTCTGTTCAATTTACTATTTTTCTAATAAATCGCTTAATGCAAAGCAAACCGAATATTAGAAGAAGATTTCGGGGGATTATTAATTCTACAATTGTAAGCCGAAATATAGAGGAGGTAGACAGCTTTTTTGGATTTTTACAACTTCTACTTAGAAAAACCGAGACACTAAGGATAACAAGTAGTAGTACTATGGATTTAAAAGAATTTAAAAAATTAGCAGATTCATTAACATTTGAACTAGCTTATAATACAGGTTATGCGATCACTCAGATGAAATATATTGAAGAATATCCTGTTTCTCTAAGGGTTAATCGACGAAACAATTTAGAGGAAAGTGAGGCTCCAAAAAGAGAATACAATTCCGATTTGATTTATCATTACCAATTAGGTTTATCCACTCACCACCCAGCACTGAAATTCATTTCGTTTTATCATATTCTTGAATATTATTTCAACATTGTTTATACAGAGAAAATGATAGAAAATGTAAAATTTTTAATTACGAAACCATCATTTTCGGCAAAACGTGATACTGATATTGATAGATTGATCAAGGAGATAAGAAACAACTTTAAGATAGAACCAGAATCAAATTCAGCAAAAAATGAAATTGAAGCACTAAAACTTGTTTTAAACAATTACCTTGATTTAGAAAGTTTGATTACTTCAATTAAGGGGTATGATGAAGATTTATATAGATACTATTCAAGCAAAAAAGTAGATTTTTCACAAGGAGTTATCATCAATTTTAATGATGTGAAAAGTGCCTATGGAAATCTTGCAAACCGAATATATAAAACAAGAAATGCTGTCATCCATAGTAAAGCATATGAAAGAGAACGTTACATCCCTTTTGAGCATGAGAGCCAATTGTTAAAAGAGATACCATTAATTCAGTTTATCGCTGAAGAAATCATACTAAAAACATCAAGAATTCTTTGAGTATAGCCGAGTTTGTTTCGTGAGCCAGCCTCAATGCGTGAGTGCCCTGATCTTGGTTCTTTGATTTTATACTTCTTACCCTTTAAATCATTTAATTTGGATTAATTCTAAATTCATCTGTTATTCGTAAATCCTTTTATCCAACTTCTAATTGTTTTTTCATTAACCCTAGAAAGTAAGCATAGCTCTTACTTGGCCAGACTGTGAAATACCTGGCCTTTTTTATTTTCTCCACTCAATGTATGCAGGCATGTTTTCAAAGTAGTTAAGATAAAATAATACTGGCTGTTCCAGCAACTTAGATGGAGTGACACAAACATGCTCATCCAATTTTGAAGTACGTATATCTACAGCAAACAACGCTAATACCTACAGCGACTAGAATTGGTAAATTACAACTTGCGTGTACAGAAGAATTCGCTCATCTCGAA